TGAAATTAATAAACATATGGTGAGATGAATGTCTATAGTGAAACGAGTTAATGGGTTAAATTATATTTGTTGTGGATTTGATAAAAAATCAAGTATATGTAAAACTTGTATAAAAAGAGAATGTGAGTGGTGAAGTAAATGAAAAAAATAAATATCATAGGTAATATTTTTGGGACAGATGGCTACAGCATACACACTAGGAAACTAGCAAATGCTTTGTATAAGTTAACTCCTGACATAAGAATTGATACACCAAAACAAGTAGGATGGGAGAGTCAAGTCAATGATGCTGAGTTAAATATGCTTACCAAAGACTTTGATAAAGAGTCTACAACTATAATGATTGGAACTCCTCAATATTGGAGATTAGGTATCATGCAATATCCAAAGAAGTTTATTGGGTTTTTAGTTTGGGAAGGAGATAAGATCCCTAAGTATTGGCTTAATCATATTTTTGATGAAAGAGTTGATCAGATATTTGTACCAAGTCAACACACTAAAGATGCAATATTTAATACAATGGATAAAGAAATTGGAGATTTCAACATTAATAAAATTCATGTCATCCCACATGGTGTAGATTTTGTAAACTTCTTTAAGAAAGAGTCTGAAAATAAAAAAGAAAAGTTTACATTCATTTGCAACAAAGGATGGAGAGGAGATACTGAAGACAGAGGAGGAGTTCAATATTTATTAAAAGCATTCAATGAAGAGTTTGATAAAGATGAAAAAGTTGAGTTGGTTATTAAATTAAATCCTGCATATGCACCACAAGATATTCAAGGAGCAGTAAACAATTTAGGGGTTGAACCAAAAGGCAACATTAGGATAACTGCAGACAATGTACCATATGAAAGTTTAGTTAATTTTTATAATCAAGGAGATGTATTTGTGTGCCCCACCAGAGCAGAAGCATTTAACATTCCTGGACTTGAAGCTTTAGCATGTGGTCTTCCTGTTATACAAACAGGATTTGGAGGACAAACAGATTATATGAAACCTTGTAATAGTTTTGACATTGGTTATGAATTAGTTGAAGTTAAACATGACATGCAATATGAAGGAATCAAATGGGCAACTCCAGACCATGATGAGTTGAAAAAAATCTTAAGATGGTCATTTGAGAATCAGCATATTATTAAAAGTATGAGTGAGAAATGTCAAAATAGTATTAAGGACTTTACTTGGGATAATTCTGCAAAAAAAATAATAGAAATAATTAAGAAATAATTTATTTTTTAAATTTTTTCTTAATCCATTCCCAAGCTTTCTTTATGTAAGGTTTCAGATAAAATTTAGCTGTTCCATAGATACCTGCTGCACTAATTCCTGCAACCCATGCCCATTGATCATATCCTGCAACCCATGTTAATCCCATAGTAATTACAGACACTGCTGGTCTTTCTAAACCCTTAAATAATTTCTCAAATAAAAAATCTTCTTGTTCCAATTTATACACCTCATATAGTTTATAATTTATTTTCATCACCCTGAATAGGCAATGACTGCTGAAATTATCACAGCGACAACTCCAGCTACACTAACACTTAATGTCATCAATTTCCAGTGATTAGTTTTGTGCTCTTTAATTTCTGTTTTATTATTAGATATAAGCATATGGTTACGTTTTATCTTTCCTTGTCCTGTTTGTAACATCAATTTGATATCTTCAGAATTTTTATTGCCTACATTGATGGCAGTTTTAATTTCCAGCATATCTTTGTCTTGTTGTTTGATGTGCTCTTCTAAACGTGTTTCAAACTTTGCAATTGCTACTTTCATTGTCATGATTAAACCTCTTCAAATTCTGAACCATTTTGATTGATAAACATTATCTATATAAATATTTTGAGTTGCATTACTGCCACCATTAACTATTCTGAATCTAAGCTGAGCTCCATTTGCTTTAGTTACTGCTGATAATCTTAGAATTCCATTCAGATAAACATCATACACATCAGATCCTTTAGGAACTACTGTGATATCCATTTGTTCATCTCCAACAAAGCTTGCAATCTTAACAATCCAACTAAGAATTGTAGACCAACCATCAGTATCATTACCAAATTCAAGTTGTTGATTGACTCCTATATTAGTATTATTCCCAGTTAATTCTAATGTACAATGTGTGAATCTGTTTGATTGCAAATTTATTGATTCAACTTCTAAACTTGGAGAAGCAGTTGTTCTAACTATATACAGTCTTAATTCAGGAGCAGATCCACCTGCATTTGATGAATTTGAAACTATTGCAGCTCCTTGTCCTGCAGTATTATCTGTAATTGACCATTTCGTTGCATCTGGAGCTGAACCTATAAATCCTGTAAAATTATCAAACACATCATAATAATTTGCATCTGAATAAAATAAATTACCACCACCAAGAGGAACTAAACTACCACCATTGTAGTATTGAATAATTCCTGATCCAGCATCAAAATACATTAATCCTGTTTTCAAAACAGCTGGAACTCCTGAAGGTTCTAGTGCCATCGTTTCTGGTCTGAAGTTGTTTAAACTTCCCATTGTTAATACTTCTCCATCTGTATAACTCATTTTAAATCACCTGTATCCAATCTGTCCCATTATAATATTCAAAATTAGCAGTGCTACCATTCCAAATCATAAGACCCGATGTAGGAGAAACAGGTCTCTGACTATCATCATCTAATGTACAAGATCTTATATTTGAATTTAACAACTTTGCAGCTGTCATTGGTTCACTATCTACATATGTTAATACCATTTTAATATGTTACAAAAACTATTTCCCCCTCTAATTCTATCGTTCCATCAAATTCAATTGCTGGAAATGCTTCTACATCCCAAACAGTTCCACCTGATGCTTCACTGGAAACTCCTATTTCTCTAAGGAATGTACCACTCATAGTTACACTGCTGAATGCTGCTTCCCAACCAATTTGTTTAGCAGTTGCAATATCTGTATTATCAAATGCTTTCCTATTAGTTTCTGCAATTAATCCTGTTCGATTAACATTGAATGCACCACTGCCACTTCCTAAAAGCATATATCCAGGAATAGTTCCACTTGGTCCAAGCAACAATGCATTCCCTGATCTTCCTGTTTCTGTCACTCCCATCTTATTCTCCTCCTGAATATATAATTACTGGTCCACTCCTAAAATCTCCTATCACTGGTCCTGTTGCATTGCTGCCTAATACACCATTGATAGGGTGACCAAGTACAAAACTATTATTAATTTCTCTTGTTGCAACTTTCCATGATTTTACTTTCAATCCTATACTACCAGTTGCACTTTGAATTCTTGTGAATGTATCTGTGTCTAATAAATCTGTTGCTTGTAATCTTCTTAACTCTAATAAAATATCTTTCACTGTGTCTGTCAAGTCAGATGACCTCTCAGATACTTTAATTGTTAAATTCTGAAAAGCTAAATTCTGTTTCTTGGAAAATTTATATTTGACTTCTAATATTTTATAGTTTTCACTATTGATGTCTTGATTTGGGAAGTTACACAGTGCAGTATTTCCTGGAAGAGCATCTGTTATCCCTCTAACATCATTTAATACACCAGTTACTTTTAAATTTTTATGTTCTGCTAAAAACTTTTTCACTTTTGTTTTAGCAAAAATTGGATCTTTAATACTTTTGTCAACAATAACTTTACTTTTAATTCCAAATTCATTCTGACTGTCTATGTCTTCTGCAAATTTAATAATTGGAGTATCTCTATCATACACTGCTGAAATTCCTGTACCACTTCCTGGTAAATTGAATCCAGCATCTACTCCTGATGTAAATATAACTTTTTGTCTATCAAAATTGACTAAATACTGAACACCTGATGGTGGAGTTCCTTCAACTTGTTCAAAGACACCACCTTGTTGAATAGATCCATTCACAGCAATTTGAGTATTGTGTGGTTTAAATTCTAATTCAAATTCACTACCAGCACCATCTGATATGAAATCATTTTGCCATTTAGTCAATACTCGATCTCCATAAACCCAAATTCTATTATAAAGTTCTCTATCTGATTTTTTAAATATAGCTTTCTTAACATTTGTATTGTCAAGAGTTAGTCCACTACTCTGGGAATCTTTAACTTCAAAATGTAGATCTTTCTCAACACTAACATAAAAGAAAAATCCTGCTAATGCTGCAAGCTCTTGTAATACATCAAACAAAGTTCTTTGATTTATTCTAAAATTAGTAAGTGTTACTGCTGTAACATTAACATTGGTAATTGTAATCTGTGGTGCATATGTAGCCATAAGATTTGTTACAATCTCTGAAATTTCAGTATCATTATATATGGTTGGTTCAACTGTAATATCTTGCAAGATTGCTGAATAATCTCTGCCAGACAATATAAGTCTAGCCCTTCCCTTTGAATCTTCTGTTGAATTTATATCTTCAATAACCCCTAAAAATATTTTGTTCTCCCAAGATGATCCTCCTAAATCATCATAAGGATTTGAGATGTCAGTTGAATGAATTATTACTTCATCATTAAGAGTAAATGTATTATTATAAATACCATTTTGATTATCAAACACAGCCTTAAAAAAACTAGATGAATTGTTGTCAGCAGTTGCAGCTCTAACTTCTGCACTTCTTACATCTGTATATCTAGTTGTTGCAATATCAACTACACAATAATTTGCATCTGTAGCCATTTTAAGTTGTTATTTTTCCTTCCAATTCTCTTTGTAATTCATCTGCTAATTCTTCAGCATTGCCACCATTAACATTTTCAATTTGCATAATGACTGTATTGCCACCACTTGATACTGCAGAGGCAGGGGTGTCTAAGCCAGAAACCTCTCCATCATTAAGACCAAATAATTTCCTAATTTCAGGACTAGCTTCAACTTTGCCTCTTCTAATTTGAGATTTTTCTTTTTCAAAATCTTTAGCAGAGCCAAAAGCTTCTACAAGTTTAGTCTGTGCTTTCCTAATTGAATCTAATCTCTCTTTCCTCTCTTGTAATAGCTTATTACCATTTGCTATTGCTTTTGAATTGTCATTTACTTCTTCTGTATATATAGATGTTGATGCAATGATCCTGTTGTATTCTTTACTAAGAGCTCCAAATTGATTTTTCTCCATAATCAATTTCATAACATGATCTGAAACTGCTTCAGTTTCTTGATGCTTAGCTGAAACAAGTTCCTCTGTTTTTTCAGATGCAAGTCCTGTTGCTTCATTAATATCATCCATAGTGCCTTGCAAATTCCTAAGCTCATCTGGAATTTCAACACCTAAAGCTTCTGCAAAATCTGCTAACTTGCTAAGGATACCTTTTCCAAAAGCTTTTTCTTCTTTGCCTTCTAATACATCTAGATTCCTAACAATGTTATCCATGTTCTCATCAATTGATATAAATTTCTCTATCCATTGTGCCATCCCACCTATGTTATCAGACAGGTTTTCTCCAAAATCCGTTTGAAAATCTTTCCATCTAGCTTGTAACTTTTGGACTGCTTCTCTATTAGTGTCTAAAGCTCCTCCCATATTCTCAACATTCTTTGCTCCAATCCTCATAGTTTCATTTATGAAACCTTGTTTCTTTTCAGCATCTGTTAGTTGTGAAGCTGTCTTTCCTAACTGTACAGCATATTTTTCATATGAAGATTCTACATTAACAATAATACCTAAGTTATCAAGAATAAGTTTAGACTGTCTACCCAGACCAATAGCTATGTCATTAAAGGCATCAGTTACACTTGTCCCCATAGCTTGAGCGGAAGCCCTAGCAATTTCCATCATCTGTGGTAAAGACTCTTGATCAATCCCTAACAGCATTGCTTTGTTGGCAGCTGCAATTGCATCAATTCCTGATACTGTACCAGCAGATGCTTTCTGAATAGCAACAAGTAATTCAGGAGCAGATTCTCCTGCCATCTTATTGAATGCATTCTCAAGTCCTTCCATTTGAAAAGCTAAATTAATTGCTTCCTGAGAAAATATCCTGATACCATTAATAGCAGTGCCAGCAATTCCTGCAGCTCCTAAAATTCCTATAAAATTTTTCAGACCACCACCTATTCCAGACAAAGATTTTTCAGTATTTTTTAAAGACTTCTTCATCTCTGCAAGCTCTTTTTTGAACTGTTTGTTATCAGCTTTAATTACAACTATCAATTCTCCTACAGTCTGTCCCATTTTACCATTGCCTTATCTTCAATTTATTTGTTTGATTACTCTTGTTCTTTTTTTTCAGCTGATCTGCATTCCATTTCTGTATTAGCCATTGAATGTATGGGAATGAAAGTTTCCTAACATTCCACGGGGTTGCCCATGTAAAGGTACTGACAAGCCACCATTCTATTTTGTCTTTGTAGTCTCTTGCTGCTGAAAATCTGCTTTGTCTTTCTCCATAGGTCTTAAATTAATTTTTTTAATTGCAGCCCATAGTTCCATTCCTTTGTGTTTATCCCAAGAATCTAAAAATGATAAATCCTTTGGATCAATAATAGTTAATTCAGTCTCTCTCCTGCAGGAATGTCCTTCATCTAATAAAGTCATAATCCTGTCCCAACTTAGTTCTCTCAACTTGAATTGCACATTATTTATTGTTATTTCTTTTTCCTTTAATTCCATCTATTTCACCTTAAAATCCTATGTAAACAACTTCATCAACTGCAACTGGATGTACTGTTTTTGGTACAATTGTTATTGTTTGTTCATTGATACCTTCTTTTCCAGTTGGTGCTGTCATAGCTGTTAACTTGCAACCACTCATAGCAACATTTAAGAATTCACTTCCTGATTTGATAACATCTAACATTGCATTGAATTCACTTCCACCAATAAAATATTGTTCATATAATATCTTAGCCTTTTCTGCAGTTGCATCAAATACAGCTTCAAATGTATGATCTCTATTTAATGGATAAGGTTGACTCACTTCTCTACTACCATTACAATAATGAGGAGCTTCAATGTTATTGTTCCATGACCATGTCCATGATTTTAATGTATCATAAATAGTTCCATTTGGAATATTAAGTTTTGAATGACTCCATAAATATGGTATGGTTGTGTTGTCAGCTGTCATTGGAGTAGTAGCTCCTGAACTCTGAATCATTTCTTTTGCCATGTAATTAATCTCAGCTGTAAGTGGCTCTCCTTGTGAAGTTGATACAGTCATACTATTAACCATACAACCATTATAAGTTCTTATGAAGTTTTGTCCTGTTGCTGGATTACATTGCTGACCATCCTCTAATGAAAAACTTATGAATGGACATTTTTCACCTGATGTATAATTGTTGCCATCACATGAATTAGTTGCTACAAAAGTATGTACTGAACCATTTGCTGTTCCAATACTTCCTGCTACAAACTGTAAAAATTTCCAATTCTGTGGATAGAAACTATACACTCCTGCATGATCAAGAGGTCCATCAGTGTGTAAACTAACATCTCTTGTTCCAGCTCCAGCATATCTATGCTGTACTGTATTTGGGTTATCATCTGGGGTACTATCTTGAATTAATCCTGGCCAAACTAAACTGGCTCCAGTTGGATTTGCATAAGTACCACTTTCAAATCTCCAACCTACTTTATTTTTATCTGCTATTAAAAATCCCATCTCTATCACCTATGTTGTTATATATAAATATTCTACTTCCATGACTTTACTTTTGATTCCAGCTTTGCCAGATTCATCTACATTAACCATTGAGTTAAGTTTAAAGTCATAGAGTCCTGCTTCAGTTGAGGCTAAACTTGCACCACTAAACTGAATACTCCTTAATAAATTGTAAGTTTGAGTTGCTAATCTGTCTTTTGTTTTCATATCTTTTGCCCAGACTCTAATTTCAACTGGAATAGAAACTAAATTAATTATGCTTTGCATTCCTGCTGGTCTATCATCTGCTGTTCCATTTTCAATAACAGTAATGATAGGATACTTTACAGGTCTTTCAGGATAAGAAGTCATGACAAATTTATCCCTACCAGATCGTAAAGAAGAAATTGGATCAGTTAGACCAGAGGCTAGAGTATCTCTAACATATTTAACTGTATCTGTAATAAAATTGTTTGTCTCTATCATTGTTCACCTCGCTTGGTGGGAAAAGTAATTCCTCGCTTGGAACTACATTGCAATATCTTTTTTAATCTTTTTAAGTATTCTTGATTTATTTCTTTTCAAACTATTCCCAAAATGTCTTCTTGGCTTAATCCTTGAAGTTCCTTTCTCAAGGAATATACCATGATTAGTTGGACTGAATACATCTGATATTAATTTTTCTTTATTATTTGTTGATACATTCTGTAAAAACTCTCCTGTATCTACACTTTTCTTTTCAGCCCTTCTTCCTGCAATACTCTCTTTGACTTCTCCTTCTAAAAAAAATCCTGCATCATGAATTGCTTTATTAAGTTTATCTGTATGTCTCTTAAAAATTTTATTAGTATTTTTAGTTATCTTAAGCAAACCAGTTACATTTATCTTAATTTTTACCATTATTCATATGCCAAACTTCCTGTTGTTAGATATCTAATAAACATACCATTGAATGGAGTTTGTCCTCCAACTAAAGGTGGAGCTTCAACTCCTTCTTCAATAATTGAATATTCATTAGTTCCATTAGGAGGATTTCCTCCAAAGCCAACCCTAACAATCCCTGAGGTCTGTATATCTCCTGGAATATAAAGTTTAGTATCGCTTTGTTGTATTCGTCCTTGTTCTAATAACAATGCTGTATGGCTTCCTCTGGTGGCTTTAATTGGGTATCTTATTCCTGATGTATATGTATCATTCCCAGATCTTATAAGGGTAACTTCATCATCATAATTTGCATCTGCACCTGATGGGGTAAAATATCTTATTCTTACAACCTCTCCATATAGACCAACAAATTTCTTGAAGTCGTTTCTTATATCCTCTGGTGTTAATGTCATAAAATTTTCTCCATATATTTATTCTATGTGAATGTTTGATAAAAATCTAAGTTCCTTCCAAGCTCTCTTTTCTCTTTTTCAAACTCAGCTGCCCATTTTGTTGCTGTATCTTCCATAGCAGATCCCTTGCCTTTCTTGACAACGAATCCATCTAATTTATATTCAGCTACATCTGAACCTTGAATTGACATAGTGTTTGCTGCTTTTGCAGATGTACATGCCAACATTGCTGGTTGATATTTTTCTTCAATGCTGTCACTGCTAAATGGAATACCTGTATAGTTTTGAATACTTATTCTACATTGGTTCACATATGTAGGTAAAAGTCCACTTACATTATCTGGCATATCATCTATTGCATTATAAACAATACTACCAATTGATCCAGCATTATAGTTTGGCATTTTTATCTATACATTATACTGACTTGTAAAGGAATTGTTCCTGAAGCCATACTTCCTGCAGTTAATATGATTGGTCCATTTGCTATAAATGGTACATGTTCAGCATTGGCAATACTTCCTGCAACAGCTTGTGTAAACTCTCTAGGTTGTGTATGTGTCCATGCTGCTCCACTTGGAGCATTGTTTCTATAAAATTCAACTCCTATTCCACTTATTGATAAAGCAATACTACCTGTTCTGTCAAAGTTAGTATCAACTGATAATATTTCTCCATTAATATGTGAATCATTAGCATCTTGATCTGAGTGGTATGCTGTATTGACATTACCATCCATAACCTTATTGAATATCATTTGTTTGATTCTTGAATCTCTAACCATTTTTCCTCCTTGATCTTAATATAAAAAAAAATAAAATAAAAAATTTAAAGATTTCCTGACCCAATTGCATTCCAATTGTGTGTTAGACCTGAAGTTCCTAAAAAACTAAAACTTCCTGCATTAGCTGCAATTACCATTCCTGGTTGAGTTGCTGCTGCTCCAGATTCTCCTAGCCCTATACAAACTGTTGGTGTTGATACAAAAGTCTTGTTAAATGTTACAACAACTGCAACATCAGTTGCTTTAGTTGCTCCACCATCAACAATTTGACTATTGACACTCACTTGGTCAGGCTTATTTAATCCATCCTCTAAAGGATTACCCATTTTGATACCTCACTAGAATAACTGACTACTTATGTAGTCGTTATTTTAGTTGTAGCTTTTGCCCTTAGATATCTATAAGCAATTCTCTGCGTTAATGATGCTGCTTCCATGTCATGAACTGGTAAGTTAAATCCTTCAACAGTCAGTGGTCTCTTTTCAACTCTGATAAAAGCGTGTGTTTTATCATATACATAAGCGTACTTAGTGTATGTAGTTGAAGGAGCTGCATTTGTTGAAAACTTAATAACCATAAGTCCATAAATGATTCCTAAAAATCCTTTTTTAAGCATATCAGTATTTCCGACCTTGTTAAACTCTACGAAAGTATCAATGTTTCTTAAATCATTAAGAACTTCCATACCAATAAGCAAAGTTGTTGGTTCATAATCTGCATCATCCAAATATTGCATTCCTCTTGTAATATTTGAAATTGTGATTGCTGCTCCACCTGCTACAGTATTTTGTGCATTATCTAGCTGCTCAAGAATTAACTTTGTTTCATTCTCAGCAAATCTTTTAGACAATGTTTTAATATTGTGCTCTAACAAATTCCACTTACCATCTTCAAGCATTTCTCTAGTAATCCTTACACCAACACCATACTTCAATGGTTTAACATTGAATGAAAGATATTCAATATCATCTAGATAGATTTCTCCACCTTCTGCAATTACTCTAATACTACCTGAATTCTCAACTACTAAATCTACATCATAACTTGATCCTGGAACTTCTGATGCTCCAACTGCAAAAGCTGCCTCACTTTGAGGGATTAACATTTTATCAACTTCATCAATAAGAGTGTCATGGATTTTCTTTACAATAAGTAAAGATCCTTCTGTTCCGGTTCCTGTAGAGATTAGCTCATTAATATATTTATTATCTGCCATCTTTTTTCACCTATCCATGAATGTCTACTATACAGAATCCTTCTGAACCTGCACCTGTAACTGCTCTACCCATTGATCTTGCTGCTGCTAAATTCCCTGCTACAGATCCTAAAGCTGCTACTGCATGACCACCTTGTGTCATTACTTTTTGTCCTGGAACTACATCACCATCAGCTCTCAAGATAAACATTCCTCTTGTTGCTAATGCGACTGGTTCATTTGAACCTACATTTCCATTTAATACTATTCCTGTGAATTGTCCACCTGAAGCTGGTGCTGCAACTAAAATATCTGCAGTTTCAAAACTGTTAAGTCCTGAACTTACTAAAGCAGTTGCTGCTGCTCCTGAGGAGAATCCAAACTGTCCACCTGAAAGTGCTTGTCTAGAATATCCTGAGATAATTCTAGGTGCTCCACCGTCAGCGACATTTACATATCCTACTGGATTTTGTGCCATCTTAATTCACCTATTCCTTCCATAAAGCAAAACCTTTAACAGATTCTGATTTTTCAATTTTATAACCATCAAATTGCTCTTTGGTTTTATTGTCATCACCGTCAGCATCATCACTTACACCACCTTTAGTGTCAGCTTCTCCTTCTGGGGCTTTTTTGTCAGCTTCAGCTTTCTCATCTTCTGCTTTTTTAGCAGCAACTTCTGCATCTGCATCTTCCTTAACTTTAGCATCATACTTTACTTTGACTGCTTCATCAATTCTTTTTTCTTCAGCTTCCTTTGCTTCCTTAGCTTTATAATCTGCTAATTCATCTGCAAGCTTCTGATTTTGCTCTTTTAATTTTTGAGCTTCAATATCTTGGTTGTCTTCCATCTTATCCTCCTTAAATTTATTGTTTTTACTTTCAGAATGATTTCCTGAATTTGATTCGTCATCATCTTCAGCAGCACCAGTTACAATGCTTTCAAATAAATTAACATTTTCCATAACTGGTTTTACTTTCATAACCTCTTGCTGAGTCCTTGCTTCTGTAAGTCCTTTAATGCTTTGTTGTATTGATGTTCCTACAACTCCTGGAGTTGGTGTAGTACTTAATTCCATACCAACTAAATCTTTAACTATTAATGGACTATTTGGATCATCTTCATCTTCAATAACAACCTTCCCTGCTATTGCTCCAATGCTCACTTCTTTAATTCTCCCATCTTCAACTTTTTCTTGCGTCTTTTCTTCTTTGATCCAACCTTCATAAAGAACAGTATCATTATTTGCAAATTTAGTTTTTTCTACTAATCCAATTGTATTGTCTGTTGATGCTACATGATCTTTAAGTATTGGTCTTGATGCCAAAGTTGGTGAAAACTTCTTAAGTTCTTCTGGTAAATATTTAACATTGTTTCTGCTAATACCTGCAACAATTGCAGTTCCAGCCACTCTCATTTTTTCTACCATCTTACTCAACTGGTCCAATTGTTGATGTAAATATAAATTTCACATTCTCACCAACTATAACCTTTCCGTCCTCATCTCTTTTTGCATTTTCAAATCGTCTGTTCCAAGAGTCATTACACTCCTCTTTCAACTGCTCATTAGTTAAATCAGAATTATCTTTCTTCAATTCAGAAATACTTCTTATTAAAAAATCTTCTTTGGTCTCTCTGAATTTAGGGGTTATCTTATGCATATTTTCACCTCAATGTGTCATTTTATATTTTTTGACTTTATAAATCTTATGTGATTTTTATATAAAATCAGATCTCATTGATGATAGAATTCCCATCATCTGGAGCATTTATGATCCTACACCCAATTTGTTTTGCTAAACTTCCTAACTTAATAACTGCATTAATAAAAAAATCTCCTACTCCATTTAGGGTTAACCTATTAGAACCAATATCAATATCATCAACAATATTATAATTTTCTGAACAATCTAAAGTACAATCACCTGACTCAGTGCAAGGAGTTGTTGGTGGAGTTACTCCTCCTCCAATTGTAAATTTAAATAAAGTAGTTACATTCTCAACAGTATAAGTATCTTCTACATATTGTCTCCATTTAATGGTAGACTGATTAATTGATGATATTGGATAAGTAACATTACACCAGCAATTTTTAGTTGTAGCACTACATCCAGTAAAATTAACAACTGTTAAATTAAAGAATTCTTGTCTGCTATTAACATCTGCCCAAACTCCATCCCAAGTAATATTATCAAATAAAGCAGATGTATTATAATCCATATATCTAGCTCTCACAGTAAAATTACGATCTTCTTCAGAAATCCAAGCAGATAATATAGAGCTATTAGTTATTGATGCTGTAAAATTACCTTCTCCTGTTACATTGAAGTTTCCTATTCCTAAATACGAATCCCCTCCATTTGTACTGGCATATAACCATAAAGCAGGATTTGCATTTCCTGTTGTAGAAGATCCTGAAGTATTATATGTAGTCACCTCAACTGTTACATTAATAGCAGTTACATCTGTGTAAGTATCTAATCCATTTGCACCATAAGGTACTTGTTCTTTGTCTGCATTATTGTCTGGACCATCTTCACCACCTACTTGTTCAACTCTGAAATTATCAAGTACCCAAGAACTTCTACAATCCTCATTACCATCTCCTTCATAATCTCCACAACCAATTCCTGCATTACCAATATTAGTAACTGAATTATCAGAAGTAGTCATCCACGAAACACCATTCTTATAAACTGTTTTAGCAACACTAGTTATTGAAAACGTAATATTATCTCCATCTACAAGACCACTGCTTGCCGTAACTAAAGTAGTTCTAATCCCACTCACCATTTTATATATATGACATTCTGTGGAGGCTGAAGTCATACTAACATGATAATTATTTTCATCATTTTCATATCTACCAAATAACAATAATCTATCATCAGAAAATGCGGTAGTTGTAACATCTATACTTACATTATATTCATTTGTAGCAAGATCATCTGATATAATATTAATAGCATAGTTATTATATATGTTTGTGAATGTAGCTATTCCTGCTGAAGTTACCTGAGTTGTAGCACCACCTGTTGAACTATCTAAAGTCCAAGTGGTCCCTGTTGGTGTAGGTGTGTGATCTGCTAAATTAACAGTACTCACTTCTCCTGTGAAAGTATCATTAACTACTACTGCAGGAGTTCCAGGAGTAATAGCACCTGTAAAAGATTCAGATCCTGTTTCTAAATTATCTGTTTGTTCTGTTTTAGTCCAGTTAGTTCCATTGAACATTTCAAATGTACAAATAGACAAATTAGATGTATCAATAGAATCCTTCTCCCAAAATACTGAAAATGTAACTGTCTCACTTAAATTAAGTGTTGTATTAGTACTTGCTTCACTCCAGTAAGGGGGAGTGTTATCTATATATAATGCTGAGTAAGGGTTATTGTCTGTACAAGTTGTTCCACAATTAACTGTAGTATCACAAAATCCATCTCTATTGCTGTCTGCACAAGTTTGAGAATCTCCTCCTCCATCTGCATGGATCCATGCATTTCCACTTATTGTTGAGGCATTACCATCTTCACCTTGCCAAATTCTATCTCCTGCTTCAGTATCAATATTGAATACTACTCCTGTACTCCATACTTCAACAAATACATAATCTCCTCCATTTGATGTTCTATTGAAAATATTATTATATATTGTCATATCATTAACTCCACCAACCATGTATAAATTTTCATTTGTAGTTTTATCAGGAGAAGATTGCATGATATTATCAAAAATAAAACCTTCATCTGTATTCCCTGATTCAATATATATATTATAAGTACTTGATAAAAAATCACCCACTTCAATATAATTACCACTTGTAATATCATCATTGAAAGTATTATAATAATATAACCCATGACTATCTGGTTCTAGAATTGTATTGTTAATTACATTTACTTGTGAAATATCACTTGAATAAATACCATTTTCTCCTCGTCTAATAGTGTTATTAATAAAATAATTTCTAGTAACAGTATCAACAAAAAAGAAACCACCTGCTGCTCCTTCTACTACTCCATTTGACCCATTATAAATCATATCTCTAACTGTAATGTTAGTACTATTATAAACATAAAAAGAAGAAAAATTACTATTCCAACCTGAATAAATTTTATCTGATTCACTTGTGGAAACAAATATTGGTCTAAATGTATCAGTTGTTAAAGTTCTACCTGTACAATTAATTACATCAAAAGGACCATCTATTGCTGCTGGATTAATTGGATTAACTAAATAAGCCTCAAATATACTATTATAAAATGTACCACCACCATAATTAAATCCAAAACCAGATCCCCCTTGGTAAAAATGAGAATTATTAATTACCAATCCAGTGCTTGAATATATGTCTGCCCCATAATCACTACCCGTATTTATTAATGATGAATTAAATGTTACATTATTAAAATACAAATTATCAGAATGACTAGCTGAAAAAAAATCATCTATATGTGCAGTGGAAAATAGATTATAAAAATAAGATCCACCAGACTTAGCAAATATAATTGCTGCTGAATCCCAATCTTGGATATTACAATTCTGAATAGTTATGTTTAAATTATCATTTTCAGTTGATTGATCAACACGAAACCCATAGTCAGCTCCATTGTTACCTTGAAAAATAAAACCCTTACAATCAAATAATACATCCTCAACTCCATCTTGTATAGTTATACACCCTCCAGTTGCTGAATTTAATATTGATTGATTCATTTCATATAATCCTGCGGAAGTTAAAGTTGAACAAGCAGACACAACTGGATCAATTGTAATCCCAAACAATTCAATATCAAACTTCTCTTCTGTGTTAGGAGGGTATTCAAATTCATATCTCATAGTATAATTATCAGCTTTACTAAATTCCTTTTTATCTAATAGACTATACTTAAAATTTTTCTCTTTACTTTGTTTCATTATTAATTTAGGACTAGCTTCTAACTTACTTTTTTTATCTGTACTTTTATATTCAACACCTATATCCATATAACAATTACGCAGGTCTTTAGAAGCATCCCATAAACAAACTGGATTATCAGGAACTTTTAATTTAACTTCTGAGTTTTCATATAACCAATAATACTTAGTGATGTAAACATATTCACCTTTTTCATCTATTCTTTCAAATTCTTCTACTTGTAATCTCTGTGGTTTACCTTTCCATAAAGGATCTATGTCTACATACTCTCCTGTCTTAAATGTCCACTTAACCGTTTGCCATGGTTCTTTGTGAGCCACTAATTTGATCTTATTAATCTTACCACGTTCCCAGCAATCCCCATCTTTAATAGGTCTCCAGTTATCTTTTCCTCTAGCTGGTACCATCCAATCAACTTGAATTGGTATGTCAGTAGAAATTATATTTTCTATATTATCAGTGTTTACATGTAATGTCCTTGATCTAGATTGTTTCTTAAAAAGAGTTTCATCTTCATATTTAGTATCATCATATCCAGCAAAACAAACTCTCCAATAAGAAGTAGTTAGATTAATATAACTCTCACAAGTATCACTACAATTAATATCACCTGTGTAAGTATATTCAATCCCTTTTAGATTAAATAAAGCACCAAATAAATCTGTGTATGTAATAATCCCTCCACTAACTAGAATAAGTGTTAAAATTCCAGCTACTTGTATCCATGTTTTGTTTCCCATTTTCTAATCCCAAATTATATGTGTACCATTTGATACAAATGTTGAACTTGCTATCTCTAATGTTGTTGCTGCACTAATTGTTGGTGCTTCAACTTTTAGATTTGAATAAATTTGCCCATCACCATATACTGCGTATTGAGTAGCTCCACTACCTGCTGCATTAAAATATCCTGCATAACTAACGGTTGAAGTTGCGTCTCCTATAGCTTTAATACCATATGCATCTGATGCTGCGTTAGTTGTTACTGCTAAGAATTGACCACCATAAACTGTTGCCTCATTCCCATTGTCTTTTGCAATACCATAAATTCCAACTGGTACACCACCTACTCCATTTACTTCTGCCTCTCCATGTATTGCGTGCCATCCTGCTGTTCCTTTAACTCCAATTCCCCATGAACTATCCTGTGGATATGCATTTCCGTGGATAGCTATTGTATCTGTAGCTCCTATATATGTATTATTTACAAACAGTACAGCATCTGTATCACTATTCAATGAAGATACTAAATCCATGCTTGCATGAGCTACATCTGATGTGGTATTAAGTCCTTGGTCAAAGTAATCTGAATAAGTAAAGCCTCCAGAAGCCATAACTATACATTCAACACCTGACGTTGTGCTATTCTGCATAACTGTACCTACACCACAATCTCCAATTGCTGCTTTTGTGTCAGCATAAGTCTTTACTGCTTGTTCTGTTGGAACTGCTATATCACTATTCCCTGCTAGTGTACCATCTGTACTAAATTCACTAACACCTGTACCACTTGATAAAGTTAATGTACCTGCTAAGTCCATTGCTTTAACACCATTTGAAAAGAATGAAACAACATTATTATCATTAAAATTAAAATAAGTATTTGTATCATCAATTCCGACAAGTCTATCAAGATAAAGATAGTCAGATATATATCCATCTTCAAAAGCAAAACTAGGTGCTCCTAAATCGTATGCATCATTTGTATCAGGTATAATACTATTGTCAACTGGTGTTGACCATAAAATGCCTGTATCTCTTGCATCAATTATTTCATTTAACTTAGTTTCATTAACTTCTACATTCCCTGAAGCAGTTATTACTTCTGGTATTAAATAAGGTCCTACAACTGTTACTTGGGTTACTGTTCCAGCTCCTGAAACTGCTGCACATTCCACCCCATTTACTGTTGTGTTCTGTACAAACTCACCAGATGGACAATCATCAAAGTCTGATTTAAGATTAATTTCTGTGAGTAGGTTTACTCCACCATCTATAAAATTAGTTGCAGTAATATCACCTGTTACACCTGTGTCAACTCCAAGAGTTATATCTAAACCATCATCTAATATATTTGAATTACCTTGTGAATTTATACCTGTCCATTTAGATATAGTGTTTGCAGTTCCTGTTCCAGTTACTCCTCCAATCACTGTTCCTGTTATATTCCATACTCCTTTTGTTATGTGTGTTTGTGTAGCTGCATCAAAAACAAGTCCACTATTACACTGACCATTTATATCTGTACTTCCATCACTTGTACAATAATTACTATCAAATCCTGATTGATTTGCTAGTGTAGTTGTTGTTGCTGTTCCCCAAACAAAAACATCATCAACATAACAGTATCTGTTGTTTTTTCCTGAGTTACATTGGAATCTTAAATCAACATTAGATAAATCTGAGTATGATTCTCCTAGACTAATATTTTCAAGCTGTAACACTACATTTTTTGTGTTGTCACTGAATATCTCTACCCACCCAGAACCATTATTAATCTCAACAGTAATATCTTCATCAGCATCTTTTAAGTTATTGTTACTATAAATAAATGTCAAATATGTTTCATTGAAATTGATTGTACTAAATCCTGTAGACATATTAATTACTGCTGCATTAACACCTAACGTACTTGAAGCAATTGCACATGGGCTCTCCTCACATAATGCACTACTGGTAATTCTCCAATCATCAACTGGATTATCTTCATTACTAAATGGTGTTAATGCACCTGGAAATGTTGCACCCAATAATTTAGCTAAATCTCCTTGTACAAAACTAGTTTCATAAGTAACTGGTGTTGCTATGTGAATACTACCATTAAGTACATTTGCTTGGTCACCATTCATAATAAAACTGACTGGGTTATGTGATAATATTCCTCCAAATAAAGTGGCTAGTTCATGGATAGCTGCACCTCTACGTATTTCAAGTGGTCCCATTGAAAATAATAAAGGTCCTTCTGTTAAAGTGTCTGCATTATATTGACAATCCATATCATAAAAATCACATATCTCTAAATAATTACTAAGCTTAGTCATATTAACTTTACCACCCTCAGAAAAGTTATTTATTCCGAGTGTATTAGGAATTAAACCAAAGCTGTTTCCCCAACCACCATATGAATTGTTTTGTCCTGATTGAACCCACATATTAGTAACATTTTCTTGAGTATAAACTAACATAACAATTTGTCCTGTTCCTGTAGATGCCAGATTATTTCCAACAACAATTGACTCATTAATTCCAATCCAGTCACCATCATTGATTTTTATATAACTAGCATTACTCGTGTCTGAAATAAATCTAAATCTCTCAGATTGAATATCATTTACACTTGTAATAATATTATTACCCATACTTAGGTTTCCTGTTACTGGGCCATTAGCTTGGTCTATTCTCAAATATTGTTCGTTTGCTGTTATTGTATCTAGATAATTTGCATTACAAACTAATCCGAGTGCAGTTGAATACCAACATCCACCATTATTTGTTAAAAATGCTTCTTTAACATTAAATGCTGTTCCAATTAATTCTAATAGAGTTCCACTTGCTGTATAAAGTGTATCAGTGTCGACTGTAAAGTTCGCAGTATCATTAGTAATATAACCTGGATCATTTGTAAAATTAGAAAGGTCTGTATAAAGAGATCTGTTTAGTAATTGCCAATCATCATAAGTATAAATAGTATTATCATCAGCTCTACAAGTTAAAGTGTCACCTATTGTTTGTACATTTGGAGTAGCTCCACTACATCCTGTTGGGTAACCATCTAACTCTGTCCATTGTAAAGTACCTTCTAAAACTGTTGCGTCAACTGTAACTACATTGATCTCATCTACATTAGTGATTATATTTGAATCCATATCAAGATTTCCTGTCATTACATTAGTTCCATTCAATTTTAAATAGTTAAAATCACCAATTGTATAAATAGTTGTGTTAAGATTAGCCTCACTAAATCCTAAAGATCCTGTTTTTGTAATGTTTCCTGTTACATAAGTTCCATCACCAGATACCCATTCAACAGTTCCTGAACCACCACCACTAGATGAATTCAAATCAGATATTAAATAACAAACTGAATCATCACATAGATGATTACCTTGTACTGTTATGTTTCCTGTTAAATCTATATCAGTGAAAAAATATGTAGTTTTACCATATGCTTGCAAAGATAAACATATGATCATAATAAATATAATTATTTTTTTCAATCCCATTGTAACACCTTTGAACCATTAACCCATAATTCTAACATATTAGTTGTTGAATTATAAACAAAATAAGTATCTCCATTTTGACCATTTAAATAAAAAGGAGTGCCTGCATTAACCCAATTTTTAGTTGATGAGCATCCACCAATCTCTGTATTGATTTCACAGTTTTCTGAAACTGTTGCATTAATTTGGCAATCACTCATTTCACTGCCACCTTAGTAATATCATTATTAACAATAAATTTTCCAGGAGCTGTTGATAATACATCATTTCCTGCTGTAATAACTTGAGTATCCCAATAATATACTCCTACTGATCCTGTGTCGACACTTCCTAATGAAAAGACAGTTTGTCCACTTTCTGGAATAGAATGTGATGTGATTTTTTTTTGGAAAATAGCAGTTGAATCATCATAATCTGTATTATCTTTATCAGGTTTTGCTGTGACATAAACTGTAGCTCCTGACAAATTAATTGGATCTCCAGTGCATTTATCTGTATATGTTACAACAATATTTTTTGAATCTCCCCGTTGTACAATAATATCATCTGTCATATTTTCTTCCTCCTCGTCTATTGTTGATTAAATCTACATTATCAATAATCATATAAGTCAACTTCCGTCTTGTTCTTGTTGTAGACTTTCTGTTGCCTCTATTTGTCACTTCATGAACTGATGGTGCTCCTAATTGTTCAGCTTTAGTTCCAAATATTTTATTCTCAGCACCTTGTTTAGATACTACTGCTTGTCCACCTGATCCACTGTAATCTTCCCACTTACCAACTAATGGTACATCTTCAAAATCTAATGAATCATTGCCACTATCACAATCATGTACAAAGTCACCACTATGTTCAGCAACTGAAATCGTTCTATTGCAATTTGGACAAGTAATAATAACCATGTTTATTCATCAAGAAATACTGTCCTGCCTCTTCCACACTCATCACATTTGTAATTTCTATATGGTCCTCCAGGATGCTTTGGTACATATTCAGTTTCATCCATTATCCCACCACAAATACATGATTGAGAATCTGTTGTTTCTTTATCAGCTTCTTCTTCAAGTTCTTCTTTATTATCAAACTTCTCTTCAAGATCTCTTACTTGTGCTTGTAACTTTTTCAAACTATCTCGTCTGTCGATATCAACCTTGAACTTATCCAATGCATAATTCTCTAATTCCTTCTTACTCATTTGACTTATTGTTTTCATCATCATCACCTTTCTTTAATGCTTCTTGCATCATATACTGCATTTTCTTATCATTCTGTTCTTGTAATTTTTGAGCTTCTTGTGTCCATTTCAAATAACAAGCCTGACAGACCCATAGTCCATTTATATATCCAAATGGTCTTTCCTGACAGTCTTTAATCTGACAATTCCCTAATTTATTTACATTTGGTAATTTCATTCTATTCAATCTCCACAACTGGTTTCCATGAACATCTACATCTTGGATGTACAGGTATCATTCCCCAGCTTTCTCTTAATGTAAAAGTTTTACCATACAAACCTTCACAAGTTGGGCAAGTTCTTCCTCCTGTTGCTGCTACAAAAGAAACTTTCTCAACCCCACCTTTTTCATAATTCTTAATAGATCCTTGAGCAGCAGCTCTAGTAGTTTCATTCCTTGCCAATGCCATTCCTCTCTTAGCTGCACTCAAAGCTAAGATTGGATTGCCTGCTTTATTAAGTTTAATCCTACCATCTTTCATCTGGTATAAATCAGTTGGCTTAACTTTATTTGTTATTTCATCTGACATATCTCGAAGTGAAGCATTATCTGTATAGCCTTCTTCCAATACTCCTCTCAATTTCTCAACTTGTCTTGTTGTCAGTCTACCAGCTTTAATGTCTTCTTTTGTTATTGCTCGAATATCCTTAAAGTCATAAGTCCTAACAAACTCAATAATGTCCTGCAAATATTCTTGATAATTAAATCCCAACCATTCTTGAACAGTATAATCCTTGCTCTCTTCTACACATTCACTACAGCCACAACTCTGTTCATCAGTATGTACATTTTCACTTGCATTATTTTGTGCTGGTACATTTGGTTGAGGTGAATTTTCTTCTTCTTCCTTCTCCTCTTCCATAGTCTTCAATACATCATCTTCATACTTAAGAGTTACAGCAACATCTTTCTCCATTCTTTTTTTAAGAGCTGGACTCAAAGCTGTGTTCTTTAAAAATTCACCTAATCTAGTTAACTTCTGATCTCTCTGTATAGTGCTTGGTTCTCCCCAATGCAACTCAACATGTGCTTGCAAACCATTTGCTTTTAATACTTTTGTGAATATATTTTTCTCAACAATCTTCTCAAATTCTTCTTGGATACTTCTAATTCTTCTTTCCCAAACATCAAGTTGAACTTTTGCTAATCCTTCTGGGACAGCTCCTGCACCATAAATAACAATAGGTATTTGAAAACCAAATGCCATATTATTTAAATCAGCATCAAGTTGTGTTGTGAATTTATCTCCTACATTACCAAAATCTAATACTTTCATCTCAACATCTGGACCAGTAGCAAACTCAGTCTTATTACTCATTATTTCTAATTTCTTACCAAACCCAGTTACTACTGATGAAGTAGGTCTATGCTCTGTGGTTCCTAACTTAGCCCATAATGGAGAATTTGCTTTCCTTGCTAATAATTTATGTGATTCTTTATCACTACCAAGATAACTGTTTATGACTCCTCTGTTGGGATCAACAATGCCAAGACCATATGGATTGTCTCCTGATAAATTAAATGAGAAATGTGTTGCTTCTTCTGGTGAAAATGGAGTAATTTTATCTTTATCAATTCTATTAGTGTCACCAAAATACTGATTGTATCCAATAATTTTCCCTTTAGAATCTCGTCTAATCCACATAAATTTAGAATCTAATATTTTAACACTAAGATTTTTGCCTTCTTCTTCTGCTGTCTCTATAAAACCTGTTCCTTTAACAAGAGCTTCTTTCAGCCAGAGTCTCATAAGAGAAGTAAATCCTGTATCTGTCATCCATGTTGTTATGATTTTCTCAGCACGTGGATCTTCACTTGTGACCCAAACTCCTGGACCAACAACAAAATCAATATGCTTGTCAACAGCTGCTGTTACAAGACCAAAACTGTCATAAAGAGCCTGTGTTACTGCTCCAGAGAATCTTTTTGGAACACCTAATCCCTTCTCTTCCTTAGCATTCACTTGGAATACTTTACCTTTTAACTCTTCAATAATAGAGTTCTTGTCAGCTTCTTCAAAAATATCTGTTGAACAAATAAGCTCATCAATATTATCTAGAGAACTATATCTACCTGCTGACAATGGACCTTTAGCCTCTTCTGTTGTCTTACCTGATAACCAATTGAAAAATCCCATGATAATGAAACGGACACTTAGTCCTTGTGAATAGATAACTTTATATTTTTCATCTTTAAAAAGCTTTTGTAGTTTTTATATAAAAGTTAACCTATTGCAAAAGATCCTGACATATCCACTTGGTTTGTTGGTCTAAAATATAGACAAGCTATTGCTAATGCATCTGGATAATCATCATGACCCCGTTCACTATGATGTATCTTTAACCCACCATTAGTCTTGAGTTCATATCTCAGATCTATCAATTGATAAAGAAGTTTTTTATTGTCTGGCAAATGCAATCCCCCTTTGACTCCTCTGCTTTTCCTTTCAAGTAACATTTTCATATTGGTGTAAGCAATTTCTTTCAAAGGCTTACCATCTAATGATTTGTTGAATGTACAATCTTCAGTTCTATACTTGAATGATTGATCAACTATTAAGAAATCATATGGTCCAGAACCAAGTCCTGTTGTATCCATATATATTTTAGTGAAATGAAATCTCTTATCTAAGAATTTGATATAGTTAACAGCTTCATTCATAAGATTTGTTTCCATTTCTTTAATAAAAACAACATATATCTCATCACTGTCAAATGGTTTTTCAAGTACTAAGAACACACTACTATCCTGACCTAATCTTGCCAGATCCACTCCCAAAATGTATGTTGCTTTTGGGTGGATTACTCCGCTTGGTTTGTTTGCCATAGTTTGAGGGACAGGAAAAAAACCTGTTAAGAACTGTAGGGGTGGAGACACAGGGGAAAATTCCTATCCTTTCTCATACACACATTGCCAATAAAAAGTCTTCATCCATTACTTTATAATCCTCATCTTCATCTACACAAGACCTGATCAGTGCTTGCTTAAAATAACTATCTACATCATCAATAAAATTCCCTAAGATTTCTGCTTGTACATAGAAACTGTTCTCTCCATAATCCTTAATCTCAGAATCAATCATCTCCTGTCTCAAGTGTGGGTTGTCTCTTGATGTCCAGTGGAAACTTTTAATTCTGTCATGTCCTTTTAATCCTTTCTCATAATTCTCATAGAAAGTAGTATCTTTACTCCATGGGGTGCTAGTGTCCCAAAGGTCTGCATCTGTATCAAACAACATCGGTCTTAATACTAAGTCAGCCTCTCGCTTAATAAAGCCAGATTCATCCTTAAAGATCCTGTCATATGTATCTCCTCTTAAAGAATGTGGCTTATCTACAGATCCAAAGTCTATTATACAACCATTTTTAAATTGAATAAATTGTGGTGATGATCTTCTTATCTTAACTATGTCATTAATGATTCCAGACTCTTGCAAATAAGCTTCAATCTGATTAAAGATAGGTTTGATATTCCGATAAACAGGACAAACCACTAATTGTTTTTTATAGATTGAGAAAAAGCTACCTCTAATTATTTCACCAGCAACCAACCTAGTCTTGCCACCTCTTCTTCCACAGCATAGCACTTTATGTTTTGCTTTGCTCCTCAATACTTCAACTTGCTTCCCAAAAGGCACAGTGTTTAAAAATCCAACTTGGAATAACACTGGATCTCTTAGTTCCTCTTCTGTAATCTCCATGTCTCTACACAAATTATCCTTTCAAAAATATATGCCCATTAACTTCATCCAAATAGTGAATTGCTTTACATATCATCCAAAATATAAAAATAGTTAGATGCCAAAGCAATATATTCTTAATCTGTATTAATGTTTTCCCTTCCATTCTTTCATAATCTCCAACTGTCTATTTTGATCTCTTGCAATCCAAACTAACCAAAAAACTATTATAATAAACATTAAATACCATTGATAATCATGCACTTGTAATCAACTCGTCTTTAGGGAAATCACCAAACATATACTTCATGTTCCAACTGAACCAAACACCAAAATATTTATGAGAATCATTCCACTTCTTTTTGAAATTAACTGATTCAGTATACCAATAACACCAATCCATTGTATACCATTCATTGTCAAGCTCTCTTAAATATTCTAAATAAGCATGTCCTGTTTTTTTATCTCCAGCTTTAACTGGTCCTGCATTAATCCGAACTCTCCAATATGGAATACCTGACTTGATCATCATGTTACCCATAAGAATTGCAACATCTTCACAATCTCCTTTTCCTCGTTGAATTGTCTCAGCTGCATATTGCCAATTCTCTTTGCTCTCATTAACATATGTATAATTTTCATGACCATACTTCAAGATGTCATTCGCTATCTGATCATTGTCAACCCCTTCCATTACTGGTATTGATGAATCCCATGGTGTGAAGAATCTCCTTACATCCATATACTCTCCATTCCTAGCTGAATATAAAATATCTTTCTTAGGTTGTTTGTTGTTGTGAAAGTTCTCAAGCCTTTCTATTTCTACTTTATCATCTATCCAATTTTTAAATTTCTCAACCTTTTCTGAATAAACAGTACAGTCAGCAATCAATCCATCAATTTTTTCTTGGAAATAATCTGTTGTTTTGCCAAACTCAATTCTTTGTGACTGGATCTTCATGTTCAATCCTTCAATTTGTGTATCATGTCTAGTGAATTCCTCTGTCAATATCCATCTTGCAAATTTCTTTATCATTTTCCTCACCTGAATTGTATCCTCTCAAAAGGATACTTACAATTTTTATATACTATGAATAATCCATACAATGGTTTCTTCTCCAACGTATCTTCTATAAATCTCCTGCCATAATTAATTTGATCAGTTGCTTTGTTTCTTTTTGCATAACTCCCTTTCAACTCTGCTGCTATTGCTGTCCCGTCATAATTAACAATAATCAAATCACACAAACTAATCCTTTGTTTAGACTCTGGCAGTAGCCAAATCCCATCTTTCATAATGTACTCAATGTCATTCCTATTAATCCCAACTTGACCAAGATTATCTGCTAATTTGTCCAAATAAAAATCATGTGTCTTGCCAGTCATTGAATTCTCCTTTTATCCAATTTCTTATACATAAGCTCTTGTTTAGGTGGCTCATCCCAATCTATCATATCTGGTTTCATTGTCTCTCACTCTTCCTATATTGCATCATATTCTGATACATCTCATTCAAAGTTAAGTCATAATGATATGCCATCTTCTTGAACACATCCATCTTAGAAATATCAACAGAACCTTGTTTCTCTGCTACTTTCAACTGATGATAAACATAGCTCATGTCAGCTTTCAATTGAATAAAATATAATGCATCTGGATTGTATCTTACTTTACCAACAGACACTATTGGCATCTGCCAATCATTTAATTTATTATCAATGCTCATCGTTCTACCATCAACCTTTAACTCTTATTTTTTCTTTGTTTGATTAATCTAACATTACAACAATAATCACATAAACAATTTTTACTATGTTTAGTTCTGATCCCATAATTATATTTATTTTTAAGTTCTTTAATTGCAGGAGCCATATCATTAATTAACCAAGATTCAATCTCCCTTGGTGAAAAATTATGATCTCCACCTATTTTGTCCCAAGCATCAATTAAGTTTTTTTCTTCCATCATCCAATCACCGCCTTTTCTCCTTTACCAAAAAACTTCTCAAAAAATTTAGCAGCCTGTTTACCTATCTTAAGAACAGCAACTGGCTTCATGAAAGCAGTTCCTTCAACTCCTTCAACCAATACAGTCAATATCTTCTTTTGTCTTTCTTCTCCACCAACAACCTTTCCTTCTGGGAAAAGTTTAAGAATTTGTCTGCCACTAGCATTGGTGAAAATATCATAATCATTAGGTTCTAACCCTAAAAAGAAATCTCTGACAGCACCCCCTATAACATAAGCTTCAAATTTATTAGTAAGCAATTTCACCATAATCTGTTCTATATTTTTTGGGATCTCCATCTTAAAATATATTAAAGTACAATATCTATTTAAATGTTTCGGATTTTAGTACAATTTCATCTTTCTTGACTTATTATTGTACTCACCAAACTCACAATGTATTAACTCTACACATGGCAATCTATGAATTGTGCAAATATTCTCCCTATTAAACTTACAACAAAGACAGTCCATCTTCTAACCAACCTATGATATCAGCTTGTGGAATTCCTAATGGAATCCATGGTTTTGATATGAATTTTTTCATTTTGTCCTCCAAGCGTTAAAGTATGTTTTAATCATTTGCCACAATGGTTTCTTGTTTGTGTTTAGTAATGATTCATAAGCACAATTATATATCCTACATTCATTCTCAATTGGATCTTTTGTTAATGGCGTATATATAGCTCTGTTCTGGTTACTTAATTTTCTAAAATAGTTCTGTTCCATCTTAGATCTATTTTTAACATCATCAAGTATCCAAACAAAATCTTTAGTAGTTTGGAAAGCTTCATAAGAACCAATAGCTCTACACATTCTATGACTCTCTTGCATATATTTATCTATTGTCATTTTACATAAGGACAGTTTTCTTTTTCACATAATTTATTACAAACTTTACATTCATATCTGTTTCCAGGATAATGTAAATTTGGACAATTTTCATTAAAGGTATCATAGCTTATATGAACAACCCATTCTTCTTTTGGTTTAATTACCTCTACCATTCTTTAACCATAACATTCTAATTTCTGTTTTAAGTATTTTACAACTTTCCAATACAATTTATATAACAATCCCTTATTAGCATAACACCCTTCTGAACAATAAAAAGGTGGTGCTGGACCATCTGAGTCATACCCTGAAGCATGTACTTCATGAGTAATTTCTTCTTTACATCTATTACATTTCACTTTAATTCCTCGTTTTATTTTTACAAGATCTGCATTTAGGATCATGTGGTGTTATTGTTTTACATTTACTACATATTGACATTATATGTGCTTTTTTCGATCTTTCCAATCTTTCCATCATTCATCAACCTTAGCTTCAATTCCTTTCCAGCTTCGATCTCTCTCTTCAATTGTAATTTCATGGAATAATCTTGGATGCTCTACGTTACTCATATAATATTTAACAAACTTATCTTCCACTAACTTCTGCATTGGTTTAAAATAATGTTCTTGTTCATGTCTTCTGTAATGATCTCTAAAAGCATTCTCATAAAACTTCTTTCTTTTCTTCTCAGTCATGTTGTACATAGTAACACCTCAGCCAAAACAATTTAGTTTTTTCATCATAATAACAGTTATTCATTCTTAAAATACTCCACAAACAAGTTTGCATCTATCTTACTCTCAAAATTAAAATTATCTTTGTTCTTAGGATCTGGAAATGCACTCCTATCATAAGGTTTCACCTTATAGTGATATCCATTCCTAGTTTCAACCCTCATGACTGTCTCAATGTCAAATGCTTTCAATAACAAATCAAATTCATCCAATTTATCCTTCTGATCATAGTCAAGCATGAAGTATCTAGGTGATTTGGCTCGTGATTCCTTCTTCATTAAAGCTGAATAGAAATGTCCATATATCTTCTTAAACATCTTAGAATTATCAACACCTCTTATCTCTTCTTGAAGCCAATGATTGATACTACCAATCAGTGAGAATGTAGCTTTCAAACTATCTCTAGGATTCAAACTAACATAAAGATAAAATGGGAACTTCTTGCCAGACTCATCTTCATAGTGAAGGATCTGTGCTTTAAGTCTATTATACTTTCTGGCAATATCTCGTTCATTCTTAATAACTTCACGAAATACAATCTCTTGTGTATTGGTAATCTCAGGAGTATCTTTCTTTCTACTGACTGCCAATAACACATATACAATGTAAGGATTCTCAAACTCACAATGCTTGAATAACATCTCAATTGGTTTCATTCTATTTCACATCCACAATGTGGGCAACACTTTTTAACTTTTTCATCACTAATCTCAGTATATTCTTTTGAATAATTAGTTGCCATTTCAAATGCTTTCTTTAAACTCATCCTACAACCTTCCCAATCTTCAATGTCTTCCCATCAAACTTCATCTTTCTAATGTTTCCCCAACCATATTTATTTTTCAGCAATACAGCTCCTTCAAACTCAGGTGCAGTTCCTCTTATATCACCATCTTCATCAATCAAAGCATATTTCTGTGTCTTTGTGATAAATGCTGTGTAATTATGATGTCCCATTTTTCCCTAGCTCCAAATAATATTTATTTAATTCTTTAACATATATGGGTTTAATGCCATATATTGTATTCTCTTTCACCAATTTCTTATAAACAGTATCAATTGCTTGCTGATATGTTTGATTGGTATGGTTGCAAATCTCATCTATACTCCTAAAATATGTCTTGTATTTCATGAATGCACCTCAATTTGATGAATAGCAAGGGCAGTGTTCTACCAGTTGTCACTATAGACCTGAAAAAAAACGTGCCTGCAGAGTGGATTGAACACTCACTTAAATATTCCTAGTCTGCCATGGTATCTAGCAATATCCTTCCTCCATTGATTCAATCAAAATGGAAACAAGCAAATTATTAATAGTTGTAGGCGTGCACTGACACCTCGTTGTTCAGTCATTTCTGACCTACAGTTAAAGCAGCCCCCAGTTGGATTTCAACCAACGATTTTCTGTTTAATTACTCGTGGAATCATCATTCCTGAGCAGCAATGCCATGAACACTGCTTAAATTTCACAGGTGCCTTAGCAAACTTGGCCATAGGGGCAAATTGGTGCCTTTAACTCTCTCTATTAATAATTTCCTGACAATTCATGTCCTACTGAAAATACATGTTTACAGTGTGGACAGACTAATGTCAATGGGAAGTAATTGTGGGAATCAACCATTTGAGCTACCATATTACAATTTGGACAATGCACATGATTCTCAACTACCATTTGTCAATCCTTCCTTTGATTCTATTATTCTCTTTGTCTTCCTCTAATCTCTTAGCTGAATACTCAGGCAATGTGTTTTTGTTAATCTCATAACAAATAGTCATTTTCACACCCCCGTAATTCTAAAATATAATTCTGTACTTGTATCATAAAGTTGTTCTTTATCAGGAACTTTAGGAAATGGTTTCTTGCTATATGAATAAAGGGAATATTTAGTTGGTATACCTGCAATTGCCCCATGCACTTGTAAAACATGAAACATATCTACTTTTGGAGGAACAAACCGTGGATGAGACATCCATATATTTGGACCATATATCTTCCTCAAATGATTTAACTTCTTTTCAGCATAATCTCTGAAAGTCTTTTTCATTTTCACATCTTAATTGATCCATGGCATGTTGGTGTCATGCATTTATATCTAGGTGGCTTTCCTTCTTCATATGGTAAAGGCTTCCACAATTTATTCTTACAATAATGACATTCTTCATCTAGTACTTTCTGTGGTATGCTGTCCATCCTTCTTCACCTTTTCTTGCTTTTTCTTAAATTTTGAAATATCATCTCTTAAGATCATGTCTGCTGCACAATCTTTTGGATTACCCAATTTCATGTAAATCCTAGTAAGTCTCACCCTAATATTTTTTAATTCTTTAATTAATGGATCACTCACCTTGTCCCTCCTTCTGACTTTCCTTAAATTTCATTATCCGCTCAACAACATCCTCAGCCATTGTATGTACATTCACATTAAGATTCTCAGTTTGGATCTTCTCACCGTGGATGAACTTGGCAATCTCTTTCATAGTATTCAATGCAGCTGTCTTTTGCATAGGATGACAAGTTTCAAAGACATCCTCGATCTTCTTAAGCATATCAGCTCCTAACACTTCACGATTCTTAACTCTCTCAACCAACCACTTCACATCATCAGGCTTTAACTTTCCAGGACCAGTTCCCTTCAACTTCTTCATGATCCAAGCCTGTTTGGCTGCTGCCTTCTTCTTGTCTGATCTTACTCTGCCACCTTTGGCTGCTAATTCCTTAAAATTAGGTCTTGTTGATATATCTATTAAATTCTCTACCTTGCTGTCCATACTTCTAACCTTCTTGTACAAAAATATAATTATAATTATATTTATAACAACACTTTGTCTACTTTTAAGTATAAAATGTTATCTTTCTTGCCATAATTAATCTCTTCATAATAAGGCAATACATATTTAACATCATAATTGACCATCCATTTGTTGTGTAGTTTTACTACTGGTCGATAAATAATAATGACAACTCCTTCCTGATCTAGTACAGCAAACTCTGAATCCTTATGCCATTTAATAACATTACCAGGATACTCATCATCTAGATACTGCTTGAGCTTTTCTTTTAGAGCTTTAAAGATCCTAACTCCAACATAATTTCTTCCCATTCAATAAACTAAGCACATAAACTATTTAAACCTTTCGCTTTTTAGAGTAATTTCACATCTCTGTGTGTATTCTACTGGGTTGTAAAGGTTGTAAAGCACTTATAAAGAGACTTTAAAACCATGAGCTGTCAAAATTTGGGGAGGAGGGAGTCTATACTTATGTATTAAAGATATAAAATAATATATATAATATATATATATAATAATAATACCAATATATCACATACACACTTACACACAATAACATTAGGCTTTTATTTTAAAACTTTACAACTGCCATATAGCCTCTGTACTGCTTAAATTCTACATCTCTAGACTTTTAAAGTGGCTTTAAAACAGCTTTACAACACATGCATTTCACAAGCCAACTTTGTATTCACACTTGTGAAAACACTTGTAAAAACAAAAGGTTTATATAGATGTACAGTTTTTAATATTGATATCAGAAGCTTGTGGAAAGCAAAAGTTATTTATGCATAACACAAGTACTGTATTTTAAGAAAAGCACTTTTAAAGAAAAATGGTTGTGAGACAAAATGAATAGAGAAAGAATGTTAGGAGTTTTTCAAAACTTGTTACAAGAGATGCAAGAAGCAAATATAATTGACACAGATGGTAATAATAAAGTGATGAGAGCTTTACTTGATAATACAAATGAGCCTGAGGTTGGGAAATGAAATATTTGAAAATTAAAGAAGATGAAGAGTCTACAATCAATTTGAAAGAATTTCTTGATCATGATGGACTTTGGCACACAACTGATATCAATCTTAGAGAAAAACAAATTGTAGAGCTAAAGTGTATATCTAAAAATTACAAGTATTATATTTATGAGAATTTTGATTTGAATTCACATACTATATATAGAAATGAAAAACAATCGGAGGAATAAAGAATGCCAACAAATACATATGATGATGATGCCCATAGAAAAGTTAAGGCTGTGAGGAATCATCTAAAGAAACAAGGACAAAATGCAAGTCTATCTGATGCAATAAGACATCTGTGGACATTAGCAGGTGCAGAAGTAATATCAACTATTGCAAATGAACATGCTAAATTGATTGAAAAGGAGACCCAAGATGGAAATTGATAATATGAGTACTGAACAGATTGAAAAGTATATTGAGAAAAGAAAAAAAACAGACATTACTTGTGATATAGTTGAAATAAGAGCTGAGAGTTTTAAACCAATATTACAAACTAATTTCAGGTCTATTGACAGAGCATCAACATATTTATTTGAAAGTAATGACTATGAAAAATTACCTATTGGATGTTCCAGATATGACTATTATGGCTGTAACATTGGAGATCGGGGAGTTAATATTAGAAGAGTTAAGAAAGGAACATTCAGAGATGAGAATGATGGATAAAGACAAAGTATTAAATCTACAAAAGTGGACAGATCATTTGGAAATATTAACTGATACAATGGCTGAAGTTAGAAAGAAATTTGAAGATGAAAACAAAGATTTAATTTTACAAATAAAAACTGCTAACAATTCTATATCTGTTTGTAAAGGTGAACTAACAATAGAAGCTAAAGCAGAATACTTAAAAGATGAAATTAAAAGCAAACTTGGTGGAATTGGAATAAGAGTTTCTGAATATCTTAAATATAATCCAAAGACCGCTTTGGAGTTTGCTAAGGATAAAGACATGTTTTTAATGTTAGATGTCAAAACATTTGAAAAAGTAGCTAAGACAGATACAATTGGATTTGTAGAAATTAAAGAAAGGATCACAGTAACCTTTCCAAAAAAAATAATTTTAGGAGATGAGAATAATGGATGAAAAATTTATTAAACAAGTAGCAGTCAAATTTAAGATGACTGAAGAGATTGTGAACAAAGAATATGACAAAGTGCTTGAGGCAATCAAAACAGCACATAGCTCACTGGCAGAAGATCAGCAAATTAAAAGAGCTCAAAACCGACTTCTTATTTATTTTAGGAAACAAGCACGAACTGATGCAATTGAATGGAAAGGTTTGATCATTGGAGATTCTGGTGTTGTTGACATTGGTGCAATTATGTATGGTAAACAAAAAGAAAAGGCTGATGCAATTCTTAAGATCTATAAAGAGAATCCATCAAAAGCTTTAAATCAGAAATTAGTTAATGCAGCTGGTATTCCTGTGAATGAAGATGGTGTTCCATTAGCAAACTCACAAGGTCTTCCAATTGAAACTAGAGAATATTGGAATGTTGGTAAGGAGAATCAAAAGAAAAACTTCAGATTTGGGAAACCATTGCCCCCAAGTAATCTTCTTAGAAATTTGTTTGGTGTAACATTTAAAGATGCTTCAACATTTAAGTTTTTTAGAACAACCATTAATGGACCTGCAGCTGATATGGAAGTTCCTGCTTGGACATGGACTAGCTTTAAATTAGCATGTAAAGATTACACAAAAAGTAACTTGGATTTATTATGGAGAAAAGCTTCTGAGGATTATGGATTTCAAAAGGTTGATGGGTATAAAGTTGACATGCAAGAATTCATTGAGAAGCATATGAATGACTTCATTGTTGACTTTGATGCTCTTGAAGATGCATTTGAAATGCACAAAGATAATAGAAATCATTTTGTATTGCTTAAAGGTGAAGTGAGTTCTATTAATCTAGAAGAAAATCCAATCACTGGTAATAAATCATTAGTGGTTGAAAAGTCTGAACTTGGGATTGATGATGATATTGATTCTAGTCTATTGTGTTTCATCCCTAAACATATTGATCCTTGCTTTGGTGAATATAGCACCATCTATATTGGTGGACAGCTAATGAAATTCAAGAAGAGAGAAGGAGATGAAGATGAGCCAAAAGTGATGATGCAAGCAAATAGCATATATGCACCATCAGCATGGTGTACTAAACCCCAAGTGGTTAATTTGGATGAATCAGATCTGAAAACTGATGATGATGTCTCTGAAGAGGAATCTGAAGTTGAAGTTGAAGATAAAACCCCCACCAAACCTACTGAGGACATTCCTAAAGAAAAGGCAGACAGCCCTTGGGATGTTGAATAATCCAAGTAATACTTGGTGTGATGAAGCAAGATTAAGGATGCATTGCATTCCTTTTTCACTTCATTATTATTATGGAGGAAACAAAAATGAAATGTGATAGGATACAAACTTATAGTGGAATGTCAAAAAGTCAAAAAATATTAGAAATGATTATGATTAAGAAGGCTAATAAAATTAAAGAAAGAATTCCAAAACTTAAAAAAAATCGAAGATTAGTAAGTGCTGTGAATAATTATTTGAGAATAAGAAGAGACATAAAAGAACTTGAAAAAAAGAAAAGAGAATTATGGTCTGATTCAGAAAAAATAGCAAAAGAATTAGGATGTTATCTTAATCAGCATAAAGTTCAAGATTATGGGCTTGAGAATAAAGATTCAGTATGTCCTGATGTAGATTGTAACTGTTTCTCACTTGAGCAAGGGCAATTACAATTAGCTGAGAAGCATATGGCACTTGGTAATAAGGAAAAAGCTCAAGAAATTTGGAACAATATAATTAAAGACCATAAAATTTTGGAGTGATTAAAAATGTTTGAACCAATTGAAAAAGTAGCAGCACATAGAGGTAGATTAGTTGCAATCTGGGGAGATTATGGAACTGGTAAAAGTAGTTTTGCTTTGTCAGCACCTGAACCTATATTTGTAATTGATACTGAGAATGGAACTGCTCCATTGAAAGATAATCATAAAGGAAAGAAAATTAATATATATGTTCCAATTTCACATGATGGTGATTCTGAAGAAATTGAAGTTTCATACTGGGAACAGATCAATAAAGCAATTGAAAGTATTAAGCCAGAGGATATTAAAGGTGGTACTATTATTTTAGATTCAGTAACAGATCTATGGCAGTACTGTCAATCCTATTGCAAAGTTAAAGTATTCAAACTAAAACCTACAGACAGATTAAAATTTCAATTTGATTGGGGTAAGATTAATACTGAATACAGAAAACTTTTATTGAGGGTGAAAGCATTAGGATGTAATGTTGTCTTTACTGCAAGGTGTGGTGAGCAATATACTAAAGGCGGACAACCAACTGGAATTCTTCAACCAAGATGGATGAAAGAATCTGGATTTATGGTAGACTGTATTCTAAATGCAATGCAAGATGAAACTGGTTTCAAATTATATGTTGAGAAAGCTAGAGGAGCAGACATTCAAAGTTATCAAGGAAGGACTGCAATTGGGGTGGATTGGGATAAATTCTTCAATCCTAAAAAGAAAAAGGTGTCTGATAATGAGGGAAATTAAATTCAGAGTATGGTATGAAAATAAAATAGTTATGCCTATCTGCTTAAATTGTTGGGGAAATTATTTTCATGAAGTAAATACTCCCCAATGTGTAGGACTTCCAGATGTCCCAGTGATGCAATATACAGGACTGAAAGATAAAAATGGTATAGAAATTTATGAAGGAGATATTGTAAAAGGGAGATGTGGCACAATATTGGGAGAAGTAAAATTTGGCCAATTTATAACTAAGCAGCAATCAAAACGAGATTGCCCAAGACACATGATTGGATGGTATATTCAGCATGACATTGAAAGATTATCCTTGGAAGATGAAGAATGGTACTTTAATGATATGATCTCTCCAATAAGAAATAATTATTTAGAAGTTGTTGGAAATATTCATAAAAATTCTGAGCTGTTAAAATGAAATACATAATAGGAGGAGGGATGACTGGATTAGTTTTAGCTTTTTACAATCAACAATACACTGTCATCACAGATAGAATTGGGGGTCAATTTGGCTTCAAATTTAATCTAGGAGCTAGACACATCCATGACACCCCAGAAACTAGAAAGTTGCTTTCTGATTTAGGAGTATCCTTTACACCAACAATTAAAAAAGTAGGTTACTGCTGGTTTGATCATCAGATTAAAATGCTTTCAGATGTTCCACCAAGATGGTTCAGAACTCATTACTACAGGAAAAGTAGAGGATTGCCAAATGATGCTGCAGTTCCTAAAAGTGTAATGTCTGATAACAAAACAACCATTCGAGTTTTAGATTGTAATATTAAACTTGTGATCAATAAATTAGCATTAGCACTTGGCGAAAGACTTATCTTGGATAAAATCAAAAGAGTGAATCATGAGACAATTTTTGGTAGAAATGCAGATTATAATTATGAAAGGATTGTCAACACAATTCCTAAACCTGCATTTCTTAGGATGAGAGGGTTTGGATCTGCTGCACATTATTCAAAATCAGTTACATTTGTTAAAGTGGAAAAAGAATTTATGTACACTGAAGATTTTGATTATGTTTATTGTGGATCAGGATATCAATTTCATAGAGTTAGTGACCATGGAGAATATTTAACAGTTGAGTTCATAGGACAAATTGAACCACAGAGGCTCAAAGAAATTTTCAAAGAAACAGTATTAGATCATGTCACATTACGAACTCAAGTGATTGATACAGCAAGGACACTCAAAATAATAAACACTAAATTTTTAGGTAGATATGGTGAATGGAAACATGGAGTAAGATTTCATGATGTTGTCAAGAGGGCTCAAGAATGGTAAAAGCAATTAAAGAAAATGATTTTGTTTTGTTCAAGAATGGCACAATTGGTAGGGTCACAGAGGTCTGCTGGGAACCAGATGATCATCTTGGTGGACAATTAATATGTAAGCTTAGAAAGATCTCAATGAAAGGATACACATACCAAACTTATTCAACTCTTAGCAATGTTAGATTAAAAGGGAAAAGAATTGGTGCAGAACAATTGTTAAGCATTTTATATGGACACAATCTAAGTAGAATTATAAATGGTGATAAAGCATGGACAAAATAGTAGCAATTGATATTGATGGAGTGTTGGCTGAATATCCTAAAGGATGGATTGAATATGCTAAGAAGTATTTGCCACCTACAATGCAAGCAGATGATTTACTGACATTAAAAGAATTGGTACCATACAATATTTATAGAAGACTTAAAACACAATATAGAAAGTCTGGTGCTAAAATAAATCTTAAAGCTTTGGCAGGAGCTTCTGCATTAGTACACAATTTAAAGAAGCAAGGATTTATGGTTGTGTTGCTAACAGCAAGACCATTCTATAAATACAAGGAGTTGATGTACACAACTATCAAATGGCTGAAGAAACATAGCATACCATATGATTTATTATTTTGGGGTAAAAATAAACACATTCAAGTTCAGAAATATTTTGAAGAATTAGAATTTATGATTGAAGATAATCATTTGATAGCTAACAAAGTTGCAAAGTTAGGATACAAAGTTTATCTAATGGACAACAAATACAATAGATACAAATTAAATAAAAATGTAGTTAGAATTACAAAATTAAGTGAGGTTGAAGAACAATGGAAATGAATGAAAGAGGACAGCAATTAAGAGGAGTTATGGAAGAATGCTTTGATGTATTTGAAAAAAAGAATGAAGCCTATGGTGATGAATTTTTTCAAGAAAATATAAAAGATCCTAAAATGTTAGATCTATACACTAATCTTAAAAGGAAAATGCAAAGGATGAAAAGATTTTCAGAAACAGGAACAGAAATCACTATTGAAAATGTTAAAGACACTCTAATTGATTTAGCAAACTATGCAATGTATGGAGTTATTTGTATTGAGGAAAGGAAAAAATGAAAAAAACAAGACATTGTTATTTGTGTAAGAAAAAAGCTAATTATTATCCTACAGTTTATTCTAAATGGTTATCTTTCCCATTTGGTTATATATGCACACGATGTATTCCAAAATATAATAAAATTAAAAAATTCTTATATGATAGAATTATAGATAGGATTGGATTTCCACTGAAACGAATGCAAGGTTTTGTCAATGAGATTAAAAAAAATATTGGTGACAGCAAATGAATTATACCAGCCTACATCACCACACTGAATTCTCTATCTTAGATGGATTTGGGAAGCTTGGAGATATAATAGCAAAAGCTAAAAAGCTTGGAATGCATTCACTAGCAATTACAGATCATGGTAATGTGTATGGCTGGATTAAATTCTATAACCTTTGCAAAAAAGAAGGGATTAAGCCTATTCTTGGTACAGAAGTATATGTTGAATATGATGGTAGATATAGACATGCTATATTATTAGCACAAAATCAAAAAGGATATCAAAATATTTTAAAGCTTACAACAAAAGCTTGTCTTGAGAATTTCAAAAGAAGACCAATAATGAAAAAAGAATGGTTCTTACAATACAATGAAGGAATCATTTGCACAAGTGCTTGTATTGGTGGGATAGTTGCTCAAGAATATCTTAAAGAAGGATACCAAGCAGCACTCAATGAAGCTAATTGGTGGAAAAAAGTATTTGGTGATAAATTCTTTTTAGAGCTTCACACATTCAATACTGAAGATCAAAGAAAAGTTAATTATGTATTGAAAAAAATTGGTATTGATTTAGATATTGATTTAACAATTGCAGTTGATGCTCATTATATAGAAAAGGAAGATGCAGAAAGTCAAGAAGTATTACTGGCAATAAATACAAAACAGAAATGGAACAACCCAAGAAGATTTAAATTTGATACTAGAGATTTTTGGTTCCATACATATGATGAAGCTTATGAAGAAATGATGGAGCGATTTCCTGAGCTTGGAGAAAAAACTATAAGAGAAGCTTTTGCTCAAACAAATACAATTGCTCTAATGTGTAAATCAAAACCTAACATAGCAAAAGATGTTTTACCAACTATTGATTTGCCAAAACAATATAAAGGTAAAGCTGCTCAATTTTTATTTTCACTTGTTAAGGAAGGATGGAAAGGAAAAGAAATTGATAAATTACCTAAAAAAGAAAGAGAAGTTTATAGACAAAGAATAATCCTTGAAATGGGTCGATTTGTTGAGAAAGGATTTGTTGAATATATCTTATTAGTTTGGGACATTTATGAATTCTGTAAAAAGAAAAACATCATGTATGGTCTTGGAAGAGGAAGTGTAGCAGGATCTTTAGTTTGTTATTTGATTGATGTTACAGGTCTTGATCCAATAGAGCATAAATTGCTTTTTGATAGATTCATTAGTGAAGTAAGAACAGACATGCCAGATATTGATATGGATTTTGAAGATGCTAGACGAAAAGAAGTCAAACAATATCTTATTGAAAAATATGGACAAGATTGTGTTGCTTCAATTTCAACATTTGGTACTTTAAAATCAAAACAAGCAATAAGAGATTGTGCTAGAGTATTTGATGTACCAATGTGGGAAACAAATAAAGTTTCTGGATTAATTATTCAGAGATCAGGAGGAGACCAGAGAGTTAACTTCACAATTCAAGATAGCTTCGATGCTTTCCCAGCCTGTAGACTTTATAAGAAAAATTATCCTAAAGTCATAGAACATGCAGAGAAATTAGAAGGACAGACAAGACAGAAAGGTATCCATGCAGCTGGAGTTGTAGTTGGTAAAGAACCATTGGTTAATTTCTTAGCATTAGAGAAAATTAGTGGTGTTGTAGCTGCATGTTATGATGGTAAAGATTGTGAGAAATTAGGTCTTTTGAAATTAGATGTACTTGGACTTAGAACTTTATCAATTGTCAAAACAGCATTAGAAGAAATAAAAGAATATATAACATTACCAAAAGAATTTACTGATAAAGAAATATATAAAGAATTCCAATTAGGAAATACAGTTGGTGTTTTTCAATTTGAAACTAAAGGAATGATAAGAATGCTTAGACAACTGCAACCTGAAAACTTTGAAGAGTTAGTTGCTGCAAATGCATTGTATCGTCCTGGAGCTTTACGATCTGGAACAACTGCACTTTATACTAGAATAAAACATGGCATGGAAAAACCAGATGAGAGATTTAATCACATTAAAGATTATATTGAAATAACACAAGACACACATGGTTGTATTTTGTATCAAGAGCAAGTGATGATGCTTATGAATAAATTAGGGAACATGCCATGGGCTCACACTGAGATTGCTAGAAAGTTAATGGCTAAGTCACAAGGGCTTGAAGCAATGGAAACTCAAAGGCAAGAATTCCTTCAGGGTTGCTCTGACAATGGAATTAGTTTAGATGTTGCTAAGGATTTATTTGATACAATTTGTCAGTTTGGTTCATATGGTTTCAATAAATCTCATAGTGCAGCTTATTCAGCAATTAGTTATTGGTGTATGTGGCTTAAACATTATTATCCAACTGAATTTTATTATGCTGTATTGAAAAATACTCACTTTGATGATAAAATTCAAGAAGTAATTAAGGATATGAGAACAAGAGGAATTCCACTACAATTCCCAGACATTAATATTAGTAAAGATGGATGGTCAGTTCATGATGGTAAAATTGTAGTAGGATTATCTGCAATAAAACAAGTTGGCCAAAAAGCAGCTGATGAAATAATTAAGGTACAACCATTCAAAAGTTTTGAAGACTTCCAAGATAAAGTTTACAAAAGAGTTGTTAATAAAAGAGTTGTTGCTCACCTTAATCAAGCTGGTGCTTTAGAATCTCTTGGCATGTCAATGAAGACAGGAAATGAAGAAGAGGATGTTAAGAAACAACTTGAAGTATTGCCAATTCCACCTGAAAAACATATCATTAATTATTACAATGATATCTTAGACAGAAGCAAAAAAGTTGTAAAAATTAGTGAGATAATATCACTTGACTTTTCCACAGATAGAAAAGTATTTTTAGCAGGATGTGTACTTGACATTAATTTTAAACGAGAAGGGGAAGACATTTCAAATTTTGGCAATAAAAAAGAATTAGAAAGTAGAGGAATGGGTGCAAGATATTGCTTTTTTAATATGGATGATCCAAGCAATGATTATGCTATAATTCAATTGAAACCTAAAATGTATAAAAAACATTTAAAGACTATTGAAAAAGGATTTGGAACTCCAATATTAATACAAGGAAGAATTAAAGCAGGATATCCAAAAATATATTGTGACTTGCTTATAGATCTAGATGAATTGAGAGAAAAAATAAAACATAAATTACCACTTGAACCATTTGAACAAAAAATATTGGGGTTGATTAAAAAATGAGTGAAACAGTAAAATTTAAAGGTAAAATAAAAAAAATTTTAACAGGAGAAATGTCTTTTAAAGAAGTTATTATTTGGATTAAAAAAGTTGGTCAATATACCATAATTGATTATGATATTGAAGATGAATATGTTGAATCCAAAGATTTAGTTTATGTTAATAAACAATTTTGGGAATTACAAGAGAAAAATGATATTTCTGATGATGACATTTTTGAAGCTAATTTAAATAAGGATGGAAGTATTAGTTATATTGTTTCATATTATAATGGGGGATGTTGTTTTGAAGAAGCTTTAGAAACTGCAATTGAAAAATTAGAAGGAGATAAAAATGACAAAAAAAGCAAAAGTTAAATTAGTCAATAGTACACCAAAACCAGTTGAAACAATGTGTTGGGCAAGACGAGTTATGCATGCTCCTGTTCCTGATAGCATACACCATTTTAATGGATTTGGTAATGGTGAAAACTATCTTGGCATGAGTGTACATGAATATTTCAATAAAGTTTTATTGAAAGATAGGATGCCAACATTTTTGGAATATGTAACTGTTACATTCAAACTTGAAAATGTATCAAGAGCATTACAACAGCAACTTACTAGACATAGAATTGGATTTAGTTATTCAATTCAAAGTTTAAGATGTGTAGATATTCCTAACTTTGCAAAAGATGGTGCATACTATAATCCTTATAAAGCAGATAGTGAAAAATATTGGATATATCAAAACTATATGGAAGTAATACAAGTGGTATATACAAATGCTTTATCAGGAGACATGCCAACACAAGATGCTAGAGGATTATTGCCAATGAATATACATAGTACAATAACATTTAGTTGTAATCTTAGAGCTTTAGTTGGTATGGTATCTAAAAGATTGTGTAATAAAACACAAGGTGAATTTAGGGAAGTAGCAGCTCAGATTGTAACACAAGTTTGTGAGTTGGATAATAGATTAAAAAGTTTTTTCAAAAGACCATGTGATCAAGGTAAGTGCATGATGGAAGGAGAAAATCAAATACAATATGATAACAAACAATTAGAAGGGGAACAAAATACAGACCACACTTGTCCCATCTTCGTGAAAAAATTTTGTAAAGGGTGATTTGCAATGGAAGAAGAAAAATTAGGAAAATTTGGATTTAATAATCCAGTCAATAAAAAAAATAAAACACAAGAAAGATATTCTATAAAAATACACAACTGTTATGAGGTTGTTGATAACAAAACTCAAATGGTAATGGGTAGACACATTGCTTATGATGGAGATGATGTGTCAGCACGAAAGAAAGCAGAAGACTCTAAAAAATTTTATGAAAATACTGAAGGTGAAACATATGAAGTTCAGTAAAAGCAGCATGCAAACTTTGGACTCTTGTCCTTGGAAATTTAAACTAGCTAAGATAGATAAGATTAAAGAACCGCCAACTCAATTTCAACATCTAACAGATCTTGGTACAACAGTACATAAAGAAATTCAAGATTTTTTTGAGGATAAAGAAATTGATATTATGGAAGCTACAGAACATTTTCTAACATTTTTAGAATTCCAAGAAGAAAGGAAAGCTTTACTTCCACATCCAGAAAAAACATTCAAGCCAATATCTCAAGAGCTATTATTAGAAACAGAAGATCTTGTTGGATATTTTGATTCATTATTCTTAACAGATGACATGACTGGCTATATGATTATGGATTGGAAGACAGGAAATGAGAAATGGAAAGATCAAGTGATGAAAGAACTTGCATATTACCATGTATTGATTGAAGCCCACCCAAAATTATTTCCATTACCAATTAAAAAATGGCAAATGTATTTCACAAAAAATAATAACCTTCACAGCTATGAACCAGAGCAAAAATATATAGACATGGTGCATGAAGATATTGCAAATGCCAAAGAATTAATAAAGAAAGGAGATTTCAAATGTAAATCAGGAATGCAATGTCATTGGTGTGGTTATGCAACAAGTGAGTATTGCCCACTCTATTAAAATGTTTTTAAGATTCCCAAGAGAGATAGCTACCCCAAAAAGAAGGATTATAAAAAATCAAAAACAATTTTTGGAAGCTATAAACAAGTACAATGGTAAAACTAATTTGTACACCACTGTATATTCTTTTAAAGAAGTTGGAGATTGGCTTCCTAATTATCATACTGCAAAAATAAATAAACTTTTTTTTGATTTTGATACTTTCAATCCAAATAATAATACAAGGAGATTAGTTCATTATTGTTTAGAAGAAAATATAAAGTTTGCTTGTATATTTTCAGGAGGAGGATATCATGTTTATATATTTACTGTAGAAAAAGATTATGCTCATCCTAAATTTGTAATTAGAAATGCACAAATAGATCTAATACAAATGGCAGGATGTGAAGGAACTGATCAAAATACTCTTAATGGATTAGATAGACATGTCATAGGTGATGTAGCACGTGTGACAAGAATTCCTGGATCTTATAGTACCAAACGGAAAAGGTTCTGTCTATCTCTGAAAGATTTTGAAATACTAAATTTAAACCATAATCAAATAAAAGAATTAGGAAATAATCAAAGAACTAAAATTTATGTTTATGGTAAAAAATTATTAGATCTAAGTAAGTATGATTATAAGCCCCCAGTAATTGATATGAAACCATTAGCAACAAAGATTGTTATTAATGATTCTGAATTTCCACCTTGTGTTAAAGGTTGGCTTGAATCAGGTGGATGGAAACAATGGTGGTATACAACTCTATGGATGAGAGAACAAGGATATTCAAAAGAAGAAACAAAAGAGGTAATGAAAAAACATCTAGTTAATAAAAGGAGTGATGGTTATGCAAATGACTTTGACCATTACATGAGACATGACAGACATTTAAATTATCTATACAGTGATGAAGAAGGAAGATATGTTTTCCCTTCTTGTGAAACTTTAAACATGGAAATGCTATGCTTAGGGAAATGCAAACAATATAACAAGGTGTACTTTGATGGGAAAAGAGATAATTGAAAAATTTTTAGAGGAATTTGATAAGCATAGTAGGAATAATAGGACATATGGTAGGTTAGCATTTCATGTATTGATTGGTCAAGCATTAAAACATATTGAAGTTCATTGTGGGGGTTATTATTTTGACATAAGAACTCACTTGATGTTACTTATGCCATCAGGAACTGGTAAGTCAAGAGGATATCCAATATTAAATACTATTATGCAAAGACTACAAATGCATGTTACTCAAGTGACTGAGATAACTGATGCTGCTTTATTAGGCACTATTGAGGAAAATCCTGATTGGCATCATGTCACCAATCCAGAGGTTGAGAGATGGCAATCTGTTCCTGGATTATTGCAAGAAACTGATGTATTTTTTATGGATGAATCAGAGATCTTATTCAATCCTAAGAAGACTCATATTCAAAGTACACTAACATATTTCCAGCAAGCATTCAACCCAATTGGATCTCCTAATAATTTAATAATCAAAAAGTTAGCTCATGGATCTGCAATTACTGTAGCACCAACTTGTTCTGGAATTTTTCTAAGTTATACTCCTAAAGATGTAATTGATTACATCATGACAAAAGGTTTTTTTCAGAGAGTAATCCTGTTCCCAAAGAAAGTATCTGAAGAAGATCGAATCAAAAATCAAGAGGAAGAAATAAATTTGTTAGGAACAGAGACAGCTAATGAGTCCAACATATCAGATGTTGTAAAGTTTATAAAGGAACTACAAGTGAAGTATGCAAAAACTAGAAGCTTTGGCTTTTCTAAGGATGCCAAGACTGTATTTAAAAATCAACAGAAGAAATTTTGGCTCTATACTAAGACAAGTACAACAAGAATCAAAGAAATTATGGGGAGTTTTATCAGTAGATATGTTCCTATGAGTTATTTATTAGCAGTTCATCATGCAATTATACATGGACGACAATTAGTAGAACCAGCAGATGCCAAGTATAGCACTGAATTAATGCTTAAAACTTTCCAGCATCTATTAAGTTGGCTAGAAGATGAACCAATCTTAGGAGAAGAGAAGGATGAGAAGAGACACACTGTAGTTGTGCAATCAATATATGCTAAGATGAAACCTGATAACATGGGATATGTTTTAAAGTCGAATCTTGTTAAGACTCTCAAAAAGAGTTGGCAAGTCTCCCTCCCTACAGTCAATGCCCGTCTTAAAATATTTGAATCTAAAATTAAGACCACTGAAACTTGGAAAAATGGTAAGAAAATATGGAAAATTGTAGAAAAGTGAGCATTAAACTACCTTTTTTGTATATTAATCTGTGAAAAAAACGAAACATTTATATAGTCCAATGGCTTAATAGTCTTTATGAACAAAAAGGTGATACAAATGAAAATGACAGAAGAAGAATTAGAATTTTATAAGAATATGAAAACTCCTGAATATGTTATATCAGAAGACTACCCAGATTCAGATTGTAGAAATCCAGAAAGTTGGGGTATTCAGATTAATGATCCAGAAAAAGCACAGTTCATAGGATCATTTCCTCCAGAAGAACAACCACTTGATGATGACATGCCAGATTTTATGGATCAACATCATGATAAGTTCAAATTGTTTTGTGAGGAATTATAAATGGAATTTTTAATGAAAGGCAAAATAATTACACAGCAGCAAATTGATGCTACAAAAAATTTTTTAGATGTTTTATTTTTTACAGATACAGTATTATCAATTAAACAATTTGGAGAAGAAACTTATGTCAGATACACTTTTTGAATCCGCATTTTGGAATTCACAAGGCTATGGATTAGTCAAAAAAATTAAGACAAGCAAATTTACAAAGATGAATACAGCAGCAGCATTTGTATTTGTAGGAGCTTATCCTATCTTTGTAGCATTAATAATTAATTGGATTGTAAGAAAAATATTTGGAGATTATATAAGAATACCAATAAGGTGAGACAAATGAAAACAAATGAAAGAATAAATGAACTAATGAAAGAAAGGCAAAATCTAATTCGAAAAGAAGACAAAGCTAGAGGAGAAACCAAAGATGAAATTTCTCTTAAGATCTGTGATATTGATAGTGAAATTTCAGAGATCAAAAAAGGAAAAGTTGTTACAGTTGCAAACAAATGGTCTCCTGCTCAGCAAAGACCTAAATTTGATCTTCAAGACAAACCAAGATTCAAAGAAGGATTAGACTTTAATGGAACAGTTCAATCTGTTGACATCAAAAATAATACAATTGATGTAGTTAAAACTAGAGGAACAAAATTAAAAATTGGTGTTGACTATGGTAGGATGAGAAAATTTTATCATCAAGCAACTGGTGTTACTATTAATGCAGAAGCTTTAAGACAAAAATTATCATATGATGAATTCATAGAAGAAAAACATAAAACAGTTTCACACATCTTAACTAAAATGCTTAAAGGTAAACAATTTTTATTCAGATGTCTGAGAGAAAAATCATTTGAAGCTGGAATGTTTTGTTATTTAATGGCTAAACCAACTTACAAAATTATACCATCTGATGAATCAATTATTAAACTTGATAAGCATATGAAACAAAAGTATGATGCTAAGAGAGTTCAAAAAATTAAAAGATCTGGAAGCATGCATGTTACCTATGCACTTGGAACAAAACTTAAAGTAGGAGAGGAAATAATAAAGCAAAATGTTACTTTCAGAATTGGTAAGAATGATGGAGAGCAATCAATCAAAATAGCTTTGCATGGACAAGTAATGAGCTGTATGAATTTCTTATATGAAAGTGGACATGATGTTAACTCTCACAGATTCCTTCATGGCTCTGCTAAATCAGATCCTATTGCTAGGGCTGTTGAAGAAGTTGAAGTGGTTGTTAAAGCAGAAAACTTTCAAGCTAATCTTGCTGATGCTATGAAGACTGAAATGACTAGAGGGAAACAAATTGAACTTATCAGTGGAATGAAACTTCAAAAGTATATTGAAATTCAAACACTTAACCAATTAAATAAAGAGCCTAAGACACTTTGGGGAGTCAGCCAAGCAATTACATGGGTAGCAACTCATGGTTCTAAATCAATCATTAGTGTTGAGGGAACAGGTAAGGAAAAGAAACGAACAGTAAGTGAAGAAAAGATTCCACAGGGAGTTGCTTACTCATTAAGTGAAAGAGGATATGAGGTTTTACTTGCTAAGGTGAAGTAAATGGTTAAAAAAGAATATTATTATGCAGGGAAAAGACTAGGAAATGCTGGTCTTCTTCATGTTCTTTTTGATTGTGAAACAGGTCTTGATAACATAAGTTTTAAAGGGAAATTAGATTGGGCAATTGTAGGAGCAATACATGAAATAAATGATAAGGGTAAAACCTTTTCACACAAAGCAATTTTTGAAAAAAAAGATGATAAAACTGCTGGTCCAAAAATGATAGAAGATAAAGAAAAGATTGAAAAGCTAAGAGTTGAATGGGAAGAAGCTGAAGCAGATTATGCAAAAAGATTACGAATTAAAAAAGTGAAAACTGAACTTAAACAAAAAGACAATTTTTCAAACATGACTCTTAAAGAATTCAAAAAAATGTACCATGAAAAAAAGATGAGCTTTTATGTTGCAAAAAAAATAATAGAAAATATTGTGTTTGGAAGATGAAAGTATATGTTGATGATAGAGAACCAAAATCTTTATTTTCTTTTTTTAAATATTATAATTTTGATGTTGTAAGAAAGAGATTAAAGAAAGGAGATATTATTTGTGGGGATGTTATTATTGAACGGAAGACAACCAATGATTTTGCTGGTAGTATTATGGATGGCAGATTGCATAGACAAGTAAAGAACATGCAAGACCATAAGTATAGGATTGTAGCCATTGTTGGAAGCTTAAATGATATAACTTCACACATCCATATTCATTCCCTTATAGGACAATTAACATCACTAATATTACATCATAGGATGCATGTGGTATGGTTTGATAATGATCAACATCTTGCATATTTTATTAAAAATTTTTGTAGTAAATTAAATAAGAAAGGTGATACAGATGGAAAAAATAAAAATAAAGAATGAAGGAAAGAGGAAAAGACGAGTTCAAAATATCAAGGAGAAGAACACTGGCAAACAATATCATGGTAGATATATTAGTGAGTTTTCAAATAATCAACTTATTAAATTAGCTAATTATAAAATACTGAAGGAGTGATTTGAATGTTTACAAATGTTTTGCAATATGCTAAGTATAAAAAAGAAGGAAGGATATGTGAGATATGTGGTAAGCTTAAATTTGATTGCACTTGCTTTTGGGAAAGTACAACTAAAAAGGTGAAACAAAAATGAATACTAGACATGAACTTAGAGATAAGGTGATTGAATTTTTAAATTTTGAATACAATCCTCTTGAACATAACAAACCAAAATGGTACACAATAAGGGAAATTTGGAGAGGAGTTATGACTAAACATCCTCTTAGTAGTTGCATTAATTCTATGAATACTTGCATAGTTAATATGCTGAAACAGAAAGATCCTAAGATAAAAGAGAGACATACATTCAATGGAAAGAAAATGATTAGGATGGTTAGTTTAATATCAGAAAATGGAAAAAGAAAAAAATAAATGTCCTCATTGTTTAAAAAAATGTTATCCAGATGAGGGTCTTGAAACTATTTATCGCTGTACAGGTGGTTGTGGTGCTGTACTTGATGTTGAAGATTTAGTTTGATCTTTAGCATCTTTCTTCTCCACCTTTGGTTTTTCTTCAGCTTCTTCTCTTAATCTTTTATTAGGAAGGAAGATTGCTAAACCATGATTTCTTCTTTTACATTGATAATTTCTATGTATACCAATTTTCTTATTGACTTTAGAAGTACCAATCAAAATATGTTCTCTTGCTTCTGACTCATCTATCTTATCAAATAGCTTATGTCCACTATACTTCTGAACATCTAATTTGATTTGATCATAAATTTTTTCATCAGAAATAGCTCCACCCTGTAATTCAATTTCAGTTCTTATTCTTTGAGCTTCAATTTTATAATCAGTCAATGCACATTGCAGACAATAAGGTTCATATCTGTGCTGGTGTTCTTGCACAGCTAATGCAACTTTAGCTTTAAATCCATCAAAGCTATTCTTTCCTGCAAGCTTTTTTACCTTCTTTTTTTCTTCTTCAGATAATTCTCTAGTAATTGTATTAGTCATTTTCTTTCTTTTCCTCACAATCACATGGCACTTCTTCAGCTGGTTCATCTTTACTTACTTCTTCAACAGCTTTTTCAACAACTTCTTTTTCTTCTTCATCAGTTACTTCTTGCTCTTTTGGAACTTCTGGCTGTGGATCTTTGACCTCAACACCATGTCTAAGTTGCTTCTCTGTTTCTTTGATTAAAAAGTGAAGCTCTGGAAGTTTTTCTTCTAATGTTCTTTTGATAGCTTTAGTTTTATCTAACCCATCTAAAAATTGAACACGTAATCCTTCATCAATTGCATGTGTTAGTCCTTGGATCTTAACCTCTATTCTTCTTCTCTCTTCTTTAGCTCTTGCCATATTTTTAATTGTAAAAGCTCTTTCTTCATTGTTTAAAGTTCTCATTTTTGTCATTCATATCACTCCTATTTATTTTATAATGTTTGATAACTACATTAGAATTATTTTTTGAAAGTTGTTCAAACATAAACTGTATTCTATTAAAGGCTTCCTCAACACTCATTCCTAACAGGGTCAAAGATTTGCTGTAATTCTCTCCTGCTATTTGTGGTGATTGCTTAATTTGTATATTTATTTTCTCTTTTCCAGTTTTGAAATCAATAACTTTCATAAATATAATTATAATTATATTTATTTAAATACTTTATTGTTTTTTTATATAAAAATTCTATCTAAAAACAAAAGGTTTAAATAGTTGTTAATTATATTTTATATAAAATGGTTAAAAAATATAGAATCAGAAAACTAACTTCTTCAAAACAAAATAAAAATTACCATGGTATAACAATACCAAATAAAATTGCTAAAAATTTCTCAGGTGTTTGTTTCAATATTGAAGAGACAGCTGAATCTATTATTCTAAAATCAGGTGCACAATTTTATAAAGCACCAAAAATGTTTGAGGTATTATAATGAAAATTATGTGGTTAAGTGATAGTTGTTTTACAGTAACAGGATACAGCACAATCAGTTGGAACATATTAAATGGTCTAGCTGCAAAAGGACATGAGTGTCATTTGCTTGCCCATAATTATATAGGACAAGAACAGCCTCCTGGAAATCAGGTTAAAGATGGAACTAAATTCAATTTCAATATTCATGGATCAGGTCGTGAACCATACATGAAAGATAGAATTGAAATGTTAATAAGAAAACATAAGCCAGATGTCTTTGTAGTTTTATTAGATACATTCATGGTATATCCTTGGTTCAATACTTTAGACTTTGCACCAGCACATTCAATATTTTATTTTCCTTCAGATGGTGGTGGTGGAATGCCATTAGGGTGTGAAAGTATATTGCAAAAAGTTACAGTGCCAGTTTCAATGAGTAAATTTGCACAAGAGCAATGTCTTAGAGTTCACAACCTGAAGACAGCTTATATTCCTCATGCTGTAGATACTAAAAATTATTTTCCATTATGGGATAAGAAAGAAAAATTAAAAGCTAAATATGGACTTGCTGGTAAGTTTGTATTTGGAACAGTAGCTAGGAATCAAGGTAGAAAGATGCTTGATAGAACTATAAAAGCATTTGCTAAGTTTGCACCTGAGCATCCTGATGCAGTATTATTTATGCATAGTGATCCAACAGACAGTGCAGCAATCTTCCCAATACTTGATTTGTGTAGATCTTATAACATTCAAAATAGAGTAGTGTTCAGTGGCATGCAAGCCTTTGAAGGATTTGATTATAAACAAATGAATGAAGTCTATAATCTAATGGATGTACATCTATTGACAACCTCTGGAGAAGGATTTGGAGTGCCAACAATAGAGGCTGCTGCTTGTGGTATCCCTTCTATTGTTACAGATTATACCACTACAAAAGAACTGCTCTTAGATGATGGTAAATGTGGGCTACCTGCCAAGACTCAAACAGAAATAACTGGATCATGGATGGTGGAAAGAGCTATCATGGACATAGATGATTGTGTAATGCAAATGAAAAAATTGTATAGTGATGCTAAACTTAGAAGAACACTTGGGGAAGCAGGAGTCAAGAAAGTACAAAAGTATTACACTTGGGAAAAAGTAATTCCACAATGGGAAAAATTAATGGAGAAGATGATAAAATGAGCGAACAAATAGATGCTAGTCCACTATTAGAATTAGCAAAGATGAAAATAGATGAACCAGAAAGATATGAAAAAGTTATAAAAGCATATGAAGATGTTTTAGAAAGAACTACAAAACATACATTAACAGTTGTTACAAAAGCAGCTAATGATATCAAAGAAATGTTTGAGTGATTGAACTTAAATAGTTAAGAATGCGAATAGCTTTAACAAATCCAAATGAAAAAGAAATGTTAGATTGTGCAGGAGATAGACCCCCTCTTGGCAACTTATACATAGCATCCTATCTAGAGAAATTAGGACATGAAGTTAAAGTGTATGATGGGAATCATATACATTGGTCTGACATGTTAGATGATCTTAAGATCTTTAATCCCACCTATGTAGGAATTAGTTTCACAACTCCTTTGTTTGATGAAGCTGTTGAACTTTCATATCTGGTACAATGTTTAGGATATTCAACTGTGGCTGGTGGATCTCATGCATCTGCAAGTCCAGAAAGTTGTTTACATAAATTTAATCATACTATTGTTGGTGAAGGAGAGAAAGGATTTGAACAATTGCTACAATGCCAAGAACCAATAATATATGCAGAGCAAATAAAAGATCTAAATGAATTACTTTTCCCAGCTAGATATTTAGTTGACATGACTAAATATAATATGATTCAAAATGGGAAGAGAACTGCCACATTAATAACTTCAAGAGGATGTTCAGGTCATTGTGTTTATTGCTCTAGGAAATCTCTTGGGCAAGGAGTCAGAATGAATTCACCTGAAAGAGTTGCAAATGAATGTGCAATATTACAGTACAAATATAAATATGAAAGCTTATATTTCTTAGATGATATGTTTACATATGACAAAAAAAGAGTTTATGAAATTTGTAGATTAATAAAGCCAATGAATCTTAAATTCAGAATAACAACAAGAGCTGATTGTGTTGATTTTGATTTGCTGCATGTAATGAAAGGAGCAGGACTTGAAACAATTAGTCTTGGAATTGAACATGCCGATAATGATGTGCTTAAGAAAGCTGGTAAAGGTATGACCATAGAACAGAATGAACAAGTTATTACTTGGTGTTATAGTTTAGGAATAAAAGTGAAAGGATTTTTCATTGTTAATCTTCCTGGAGCAACTAAAGAAACAGCAATGAAAACAATTGAATGGATAGAAACAAATAAATTAGACTCAGCTGACATGTATGCTTTAACTGCATATCCAGGATGTGCATTGTGGGATCATTATAAAAAATTAGGAATGAGATTATTAGATTCTGATTTTAGTTATGTCCAAGCTGGGAATGGAAATCTTGTCAATATTGATAGTGAAGAATTTCCAAAATGGGAAGTGTTAGAGGTATTAAAAGAATGGTACAAAAGAAAAAGAATGAACAAGTAGTTGTTATACATATGAAAGTTAAATTAAGTCTGTGGAGTGCAATCAAAATGAGAATTGCAGGGTTTAGCAATTTAAATTATAATTATAATGATGGTGAACAAAATGATAAAGAATCTATTAAAAAAGTTAAGAAGTCTGTTAAAAAGAAAACCAAATGTGGCTCTGGATGCAGCTGCTGAATTACCAGTAGCATTCTTTTGGAGAACTAGATGTGGAGATTGTGGACAGATAGTTATAAAAACTAAAATCAAAGCTGTCATAGGAACTCCAGCAATGGCTGAAGATGTTGAATCTATTAATGGCCATAAGAAAAAATATAAAGAAGGACAGCATGTTGAATGCAAATGTGGTGCTACGCTTTATTATTATGAAAAAAGTTTTGATGGGAAAAACTGGACAAGAGAGGGATTCTGATGGAAGATAAAAAATTAATTGCAGCATATATATTAGAGAATGACACTGATGTATTCAAATTAAGTTATGAAAGCATTTATGATTTTGTTGATAAGATAGTTGTTGTATGGAGTGGTAGAGTTTGCAATACCTGTCCTCTTCATGATTTTATAGAGCAATATAATATTACAGATAAGCATAATAAACTAAAAATAATTGAAAAAGAATATGAACATGACAATAAAGGAGCAAATGGAAAACAAAGAAATGTATATCTTAAACATATAAAAAAATATTTTAAAAATGACTGGTGTCTTGTTATAGATGCAGATGAAGTCCTACAAATAAACATAGATGATAAACAAGAGCTTTTAAAAAAGGCAGAAGAATCAAAAGCTGAAATTTTAAATCCTCAAATGAGACATATTATGTATGCAATTGATAGAGAAGATACTTCTATGAAAGAGCATTGGTGTCTTGGAAGGTTCTTTAGAATAAGAGAAGGTTTATTCTATGAAGAAGTAGAACATCCAGTCTTGCAATCAAATTTAAAAATATTACAGGGAAATACTAATGCTTTATTATTATGGCATTTTGCATATGCTAGAGAGCTATTTAGATTAAGAAAGAAATATCTTAACCATAAAGAAAAATCAAACATACACACACCTCAGTTTCTAAAGGAGTGGTACAACAGTCATTTGCTTAACGAGTTTAAAAATGATAAGTTTAATACAAAAGAATATCCAAAAATTATTAGAGATTATTTTTCATTGGATGCACTTGAAGATGAATTATACTTTAGAGGAAGAGAAGCTCTTGAACAAAAACATTTCATGATGGTAAAGCAATGGCATACTCATTTCAAACCAAAATCAGTAATTGATGCTGGATGTGGAATTGGACCATATGTTTATGTGTGGGATTATCTAGGAGTTGAAGCTTGTGGGTTTGATATAAGCCAATATGCAGTTGATCATTGTTTCAATAATTTAAAGAATAAAATCTTCAGACAAGATCTGACAGTATATAAAACTGATAATAAATATGATCTTGTTACTGTAATTGATATACTGGAACATCTAGAACACAATCAATTAGAGGGTGCTTTGAAAAATATTGAAAGAGCAACAAACAAATTTGTGTTATTCAGTATACCATTTATAGGAGATCCAAATTTAACAGCAGACCCAACTCATATCATTAGAGAGTATAAAGAATGGTGGATAGAAAAATTATCTAAACATTTTAATTTATTTATGACACCAGACTATTTCCATTACAAAGAACAAATAATAATAGGTGAAAAGAAATGAAAAAAGAATGTGTTAGTTTTACAGGACAAGCCTTGCTTAATTTTTTTAAAGAGGATGTTGTTTGTGTTAAAAATAAATATCCAATTCCAAAAGATGCAAAGTTGAAATCAATTTATACCAATTTTCCGACTGATGAAATTGTTATAGAATACACTAGCAAAGAAGCTCCTATGCATGCAGAAGGAGCAGTAACAAGTCTTAAAAGATTAGAACTTATTATGAAAAAAATATTTAGAATTGGTAAGAAAAAGGTGAGACAATATGATAGAAAAAATTGAAAGAGATGTTAGACCATGGGGGAAATTTCATACATATGCAAAAAATGAAAAGTGTACAGTTAAAATTTTAACAGTTCAACCTAATGAAATGCTAAGCTTACAAAAACATAAGATGAGAGATGAACTCTGGCTATGCTTATCTGGTGTAGGGAGAGCAACCATTGATAAAAAAGAAATTATATTACTACAGAATGACATTGTCCAGATAAAAAAAGGAGAGCTTCACAGATTAGAAAATAAAGAGCAACAAGTTCTTAAGATCTTAGAAATTTCAACAGGATTTTTTGATGAAGAAGACAATGAAAGAATAGAAGACATCTATGGGAGAGCTAAGGATGAAAAAAAATAGTGAAAAAATAGAAGACAAGCATAAAAATTTTGAAGTTTTTGAAATAGAAAAAAAATCAATTGATTATCATTGTTATTTAAATGATTGGATTAATGATGCACATAATTACAATAGCCTACTTGAAATACTTCGGAAAGCAACAAAACTAGATAAGATTTTCATGCACATAAACAATGGTGGTGGATATTTTGATACAGCAATACAAATTATCAATGCTATAAAAGCTTGTAAGGCCAACACTACTACCATATTAGAATGTAAAGCTCACTCTGCAGCTTCAATGATTTTCTTGTCAGGAGATGAAAGGATTGTAAATGAGTTTGGAATCATGTTGTGTCATAATTTTTCAGGAGGATTTGATGGGAAAGGTAATGAATTAAAATCTAAAACAGAATTTATAATTAAACATTCATATGATTATTTAAAAAATGTTTATAAAAACTTTTTAACATCAAAAGAAATTGATAGAATGCTGAATGGGGAAGATTTTTGGTTTGCTGATAAAGAAATAAAGAGAAGGTTGAAATGAAAACAAAACGAAAAATTAATGTTTCAAGTAAAAAACATGTTGAGAAGATAGAAAGAATTTTTGACTTTCTAAAAAAAGAAAAAATTTCTGCTATCATAGCTGGTGATTTTGGAACAATGTTTATACCTCAAGATAAGATGCATAGATTTGCATTGATTGATGCAGCTGAAACAGAAAAAAAATATGTCAAGTTATTACAAACAAGGAAGGCACAAGATTATTTTGATGCAGATTTTGAAAGAACAAGTGCTGCAGATACTAATTATGTAGGGTGAGAAGATGAACAGAACAACAATACACATTACAACAAAGGATAGACATTCAGAATTAGCTTTATTATTACAAAGCTTGAGGACTCAAACATATCAAGATTTTGATATCTTAATATTAGATGATGCATCTGGTGCTCCAGTTTTGAATTGTGAATTTCTTATGAAGTTAATAAGCAGAATGATTTTAGAAAATCATGGAATTAAAGTTATAACAAATCAAATTAGCAATGGAGTTGCTCCTGCTAGAAATAAATTAATTGAGAAAGATGATTATGGCAATGAATTCATTTGTCGTCTTGATGATGATTGCATTATTGAGCCAGATTATTTAATCTTATTACAAGAAACCTTACATGCTGGATATGACATTGCAACAGGTGTGGTTCCTAACATAGATACTCCCTCAATAACCAGAGAAATTGAAAAGGTTGGAACTATTATAAGCAGAATAGATATCACTCCAGAGGGCAACTTAACATATGTAGGAGATGATCTAGGCTATAAATATGATGAAGTAGATATATTACCAACTCATCATTTCAGAACTAATGCTATGTACAAATCAAAAATCAAGATTAAGTACAAAACAAATCTTAGCAAGATGGGATTTAGAGAAGAAAGTATCTGGTCTCTTGAAGCTATTAAGCAAGGATATAAAATTGGATGCCATACTCATGCAATAGCATACCATATAAGATCATCAAGTGGAGGATGTAGAGCCCCTAATTATTTAGATCTTGTAAGGATAGATGATGAAACATTCAAAAAGTTTGTCTTAGATAACAAAGATGAAATTAATAAACATATGGTGAGATGAATGTCTATAGTGAAACGAGTTAATGGGTTAAATTATATTTGTTGTGGATTTGATAAAAAATCAAGTATATGTAAAACTTGTATAAAAAGAGAATGTGAG